CAGGCAAATGCCCGCATGGGACCCGTATATGGGATGATGGCTGGTATGGTCGGCACACTGGGGACCCTCGTGGAATCCACACAAAAGTTGCGCTTTTCCACCGCGAACTTGTATGGGGGTGTGACAAATATCATGCGCGATTTCACGGAGCGCTTGAAGATGTTTTTCATACAAATCAAAGTGGCATCTCAGCGCATGAAGATGCTCATGGGGCGTCTTTACGCCACATTCTTTGCCGCCATATACATGTCGATGAGCGGTCTGACGGCGGTGAACAACTTTACTGGGACGGCTCTTTTCGGCGTGCTAGATACTTTTTGCTTTAACCCTGATACTTTAGTGGATGTGGTTGGACGGGGGCATATACCAATCAGACATGTGCGCCTGGGAGATACTTTTAGGGAAACGGGTGGAGTTGTGACGGCGGTCTTTGAGTTTTTGGCGGATGGTCAGCCGATGGTATGCTTGCCTTGCAGCAGCGGCGACCCTATAATTGTCAGCACAAATCACTATCTTGCCCACGGCGGCGCCTGGATAATGGCGGCGGACCACCCCGATGCTGTCCCAGCAGGAGTATGGGCGGGCGGAGCGGAGCGACCGATTGTTTGTTTGAACACGAACGACCACCAAATTCCTGTGGGTGGCCATATATTCCGCGATTATGATGAGACGGAGGCAGGTCATTATGATGCGATGAAGTTTGCACACGAATCCCTAAATGGGGTTGAGCGACCTTTTAAGACATTTTACCAGCAGGCATGGGATGAATTGCATCCGTCTGTGGCGGCTGATATGCTTATTCGTATGCGCGATGGGTCCAAGAAGGCAGCAGGGGCAGTGCAATTAGGAGATGTGTTGAGTTCGGGGGATGTTGTGCATGGAGTTATTCGTGTGCTCGTGCGGGAATTTGTGGAATTGGGGGGAGCGGGGCGCGTTGCGGCGGGGACACTTATGTGGAATCCTAGTGCGAACGCATGGGTGCGCGCGGGGGATATTTTGCAGGTGACGACTGTGGAGCGACCAATGATTTTCTATGGATTCATCACACTTCCGGGGTCACGCCTGGAGATTGATGGTGGGATTTTTCTGCGGGATTACTTTGAAGTTGCGTCACCGGCTATGGAGGCAAGTTACACGGCTGCGCTGGCGGCCGAGCCCGCTCCGCTTGCCACAAAGGGCCCCGCTCCGCTTGCCGCGGCGCCGGCGCTATGTGTATAATATGGGTGTGAAGTAGTTATGGATGGTGCAGCAGAAGCAGCAGCAGCCGCTGCAGCAACGGCGGAAAAATCAAAATCAATAGTGCCAATCCTAATTGTTATACTAGTGTTCACGCTCGGGGCAGTAGGTGTGAGTTCTGGCCTCGAGTATGATACAATAATGAAAAACTGGGATACGCGACGCTGCGATCTTGGAGTCATGATGGCGGCGCGGTTTTTCAAGCCGCCAGGAGATGAGCGGACTCCGTCACAATTTGCAAAGGATAATTTCGACTTCTGCATGAAGCAGACGCAAGATACTGCGATTAATGCAACGCTGGCACCGGCGATGGCAGTCGCCGCCGCCCAGAAAAAGGCGGTGGAAACACTGGAGACCACGCAAGGAACCGCGAAAGCATCGCTAACAAACTTCGCAAATGCTGTTGTTGTTCAAATTCTACGCGACTTCTATCACCGCGTAGAACTTTTCGGCGACCAGATTCGGCGAACCTTTAATGGACTATCCCTCGGATTCAAGAAGATCCAGGCGGCTGTCATGTCGCTGGTCTTTATTGGCCTGGCAATGGCACAAGGGATTATCAACTTTTACAACTTAGTCATACTTGTGGTGATCATTATATTAAGTATATTGGCCGCGCTATTTATCATATTAATTTTCGTCCTCTGGCCGTTTTTACCAACCATTGTGGCAATCCTCGCCACCCTAACTGCAGCCGGTTTTGGTTCACTGGTGGGTGGTCTGGGGGCGACATTCTGCTTCGACGGGCGAACGCCTGTGCGCCTGGCGAACGGAGAGGTGAAAAGAATAAAAGACTTGCTACTGGGGGAAGTGCTGGAGGGCGGGGGAGTTGTGGAGGGAATGCATATGATGGACGGGCGACGGGCGGACATGTATAAGGTAATGGGGGCTGACGGTCTGCCTATATATGTGAGCGGGGACCATTTAGTGTGGCGCCCAGAGACCTGCGCATGGGGTTATGTGCGGGATTTGCCTGGAGTTGAACGGGCGCCGCACCCGGTCGACGTGGTATATTGTCCGACGGTGTCTAATCGATGCTTGCGGATAGGTGGTCAATGGTTCCGTGATTGGGAGGAACTCCCCGAATGGGCCGAGGATGAATGGGAGGCTATGATGGAGGTCGAGCTTAATGGGGAGCGAGGTAGGGCTGCACGGGGTGCTGGAATTTGCCACACCGGTGCAGCGAATGGTGTGCGTGGGCATGTGGAGGTTTATGAGAAGGTGCGTGGATATATTCCAATTAGAGAGGTGTGTATTGGCGACGAGGTGGCGTGGGGTGGGCGCGGCGGCAGGCATGGCAGCGGTTTCACACGGGTCCTAGGGAAAACCACAGCTCTACAGCCTGGACTGGGAGGCACCGAACTGGCAGCGGGGGCCTGGGTTTGGGACTCAGCCACTGGTCTCTGGGTGCATCCAGGGGGGCTACCTCAAGCAATCCACCCATCCCTAATTGCACCTGTTGTGTATAACCTAATTACGGACGCAGGCGAGTTCGAAGTGCGGCTGCGGTCTGGGCAGCGTCTGCAGATTCGTGATGCATTTGAAGTGGGCCTGGAGGGGATGGCACGCACATACGAATTTACATTACGGACCCTGAACAGTTCCGATAATTCGCCACCTATAACAGAAGAATGAAAACCGGTTTCCTCCTTACAGGCCTCGTCCTGCTGTTTGTTACAGTCCTCCTTATGTCTATAATGGTGACTCCTGCGGTTGGCCCAGAGGGTTTCACCAGTTACTATCTGGCGAATGCGGCGGATGTCAAGGCGCCTGGCATTGGTGCCTACGACGGCATCCGCCTGAAGGCAGCGGGTGGCCAGGAGTATTGGCGCGCTACGGCACCGAATGAGCCCCTCAAGGGTCCGGCATTTGAGGTGGGGCCCGACAATCTGTTCATGTTCAAGAACAACCAGTGCAAGCCCGAGTGCTGCGGTGCGTCGCTCAGCTGTGATGGTGGCTGCGTCTGCACGACGCCCGACCAGCGTAAGTATCTGAACATGCGCGGGGGCAACCGCACCGTGCCTGATGATGGGTTTTAATGTATTAAAACCCACTCATGCGCACGCACATGTGCGTGCTAATGACGGATACTAAGAGAACCCATATGTTGCCCTTAGGGCAACTGGCGGTTTCTGAATAAAGCCATACACGGTCCATTTGCGCACAACTTGCTGATATTATATACTTTGCTATTATAACCATGCTCACAGTTTTAGCTAGAAACATGGAAATTGGAAAGTGGTATAAAGTCAACGGTTCTTCTGCATTTCTCAAAGAAAAGACACTTAGTGGGTTGGGCGGCAGTGGCAGCCAGGAGCCATATTATAAATTAATATTTATAGCTGGTAATAATACTATTACACATACCAAAGATTGGGATGATACATATGAAGAAGTTATAGGTGGTGGAAGATGAAAGCGTGCTACAACAGGCGCTAAAGAGGACATTAAATTCGCATAGTATCCTAATAAAATTTGCGTGGAAAATCACGGACTTTCCGCACAAATTTCTCACGGCCCAATAATGAATTCGCGCCAACGCACATATAAACTCGCCCTCATCGGCTTCGGTGCGGCCAACATACTCTTCGCCGGCTACGCCATTCACACCCTCCACATCAACCCCCGTGACATCCTAATTGTAGACCCCTATCATGACGGAGGTGCGCTTATGCGGCGCTGGTCACATGTAGTCTCCAATACAACTTACGGCCAGTTCACCGCCGCTCTCGCCGACCTCGGCATTCCTCTGCCAGCTGAAAGCCGGCAGCTCGACCCCACCAAGCCGACTCTCCTGAAAGTCCTCGTGCACCAACTTTTAGAGGCGGTGCCGCTGCCTGGTGCTCGCCGTATATTCGCACGGACCCATACGATTAAATGGGCAGCCGAAGCAAACCAGTGGGAAATCGCAACAACTGCGGGAAACTTTAAGGCACACTTTATAAGTTTCGCCCCAGGGGCGGAGCCAAAGTGTCTCCAGACAGCTGTCCCCCAAATACCTTTAGAACACGCCCTCGCCACCGATACTTTACGCACATACTTTACGGGGGAGCCAGAGCGGCCAGCCGCTGGCTCTCATGTGACTGTCTTTGGAACTGCCCACAGTGGTGTGCTAATTGTCGACGCACTGGTTCGTCTCGGAGCGACGGTGACTCTTGTCTATAACACACCGGTTCCATTCTATTATGCGGACGAGGGCGCATATGACGGTGTGAAGCAGGAAACCGCAATGATTGCGCGCGCCATTCAGGCGGACGGGCTAGCAGGCCACGTGGACCTCATTCCATACAGCGATTCGCTAAAACTCCACGACTCCCTAAATGCCAGTCGCTGGACCGTATGCGCATGTGGATTTGAGACTGCGAATATGCCGGTCGTGGTAGCAGATGCTGGAGAACTCAAGTGTGATAAGGGGATTCCGTATAATCCGGCAACAGGACAAATAGCGCCGCGCCTTTATGGGTGGGGAATCGCCTTTCCGAGTTGCACGATAATCGATGGACGCACATATACCGATGTAAGCATCCCGTCATTTGCCGGCCATATTTTGCGGCAAGCAGACGAACTCCGTGCCGCACTTTTATACTCTTCGTAGGATAGATATGAATCAGGCAGGGACTGTCAAGATGTTTAATTCCTATATACCAAAGGCGGCCAACAATGGACTGCGGTCGGCCGCAAATGCTGTGGGTAATGTTGTGTCAAATGGTCTCAATGCGGCAAATAGGGCACTCAACGCTGGCCTGAATGGTGCATCGAAGGTTGTCAATGTTGGCTTCAATAATGCGGCGAAGAGTCTTAATGTCGGTGCGTCGGCGGTTAACAACGCCATGTCGAACATTGCCAACAATGCGGTAGCTGGCACGGGCTCGAGCATCTGGGCCAGCGTCGGCATTTGGCTCCTCATTCTCCTAATTGCAGCCGTTGGGGTATTCGTAAGGTGCGTAGATGGCTGGGGATTGAAGGGGAGGCCACACCAGTCGCGCCAGCCGCGCCTGCGCCAGTCATCCCCGAAATAGCACCAACAACAGGTGACGGGGATGGTGTCGCAGCTGCAAATCTCCTGGCAATTCCTGCAAATATCGCTGCGGCCGTCGAGAAGCAACTCCCGGGCCAGAAGAAGATGGAGGTATTCAATATCAAGGAGAACAAATATTCATATGACGATGCGGAGCCTCTGTGTAAGGCTATGGGTGCAGAACTGGCTACGTATGACCAGGTGAAGGATGCATGGAATAAGGGCGCCGACTGGTGCAGTTATGGCTGGGTGAAGGGGCAGATGGCCGTCTACCCGACCCAGGAGGAGACATACGATAAACTCCAGAAGGGGCCGCCGTCGCAGCGGAATGCATGCGGGAAGGTCGGCGTGAACGGTGGTTTCTTCGACAACCCTGACCTCAAGTTCGGTGTCAACTGCTATGGTGTGAAGCCGGCCCAGAAGGGTCGTGATGCCACTCTCCTGCCATCAGGCGAGGCATACCCGTATGATCCTGATGCGATTGAATTCGACAAGAAGGTGGCTGTCTTCAAGGCCGAGGCCGACAATATCGGTGTCCTTCCGTTCAAGCCCGGCGATTGGAGCGAATATTAAACTGTGCACACAATCTAGCCGCCAAATAATTATAATAAAATGCACCCATTTTATTATAATTTTAAAACTCTCAAACTCACCGCGTCTACCACGCCCCACCATCCTCTCCCCATTCCCTGTCCTCAGCCGCTGCAGCCGCCATCATATCCTCATGCGCCCTCTCAATCTCCCTAATTGACCGCGAGCCATCCATAGATAAATACGAATAGAAAAATGCAGTCAAATGCGAAGCCAGTGCCATATGCAACCGCTCGCTCATATTAGAATCGCGCCACTTATCCATAAAAATAATACTAAAATCAGTGCCAAAAATACCCTCATATGCGTCAATATATTCGGCATAATTGCGATGACCCGCAACAAGTTTTGGGACTACCCAGTTAGGATTGCCGCCCGCGCGATACAAAATCGAAGTATCCTCTTTATACATACGCCACACCCATTGAATGAATTTCTCTGTTAATTCAGAATTATTATATACAAACGCGAAACCATTGCACTTGCTATGTTCAGTAATATGACTTACTATGCGAGATGCCCACTCATAGCGCGGGTATACTTGTGCAGAAGTTAGAAGGGCATTTGCATGCACCCATGTAATATACTCAGTTGACTCAAGACGCGCGTTAATATTCTGTAGCATAGCGGCTAGACGGCTGTTAGAATTCGTAGAACTATTCTATAGTGCGAGGAAAATCCTTAGGTCGCGGCTACCAACTACTGCAACTGGTCCGGTGGAGCGGGCAAATCCGCCGCACGATCGTCCAGTTTTCGTAGGCGCACTGTGCGTGTTTGCTGCCGATGCTGCTTCATAAATGCAATTATGTCGAGTGTTTCGTCGCGCGCCGATGCGCCCTTGCTCTTGAAATATGCATGGAGGATCCCCTCAATCGCCGCAAAACTGAGCGGTGAATTATGCACTTCCTCCACTGCGTGATACTTCCCTTGCTTTAATTGCAGAACAGCGTTCATCATCTTGCGCCGTTCCAGACTCTCCATGATTTTGTCCTCATAACCTTCGCGCACTTTCCGTGCATTAATTGCCTGTTTATAAAGAGACGACGCCAATGTATCATAGTGTATCCAATTGCGCACCCATGTAGGAAACGCCGAATCGTCCACCGGAGTTATGGCGGGTGTTATGGACATATCTACTTACTATTATGCCACATGGCATGGCATGCGCACTAACCGCACATTGGACATATATGTTGCACCTGCTTTGTGCGCAACACAAGCACAATGAATGTTAATATAACAAACAGCAACAACGCGCCAAATAACACAAGGGCAATTAGGAAGTATGCGAAAAACCGATTCATAATATACGATAATATGGGGTCTACAACAAAAACCTGCAGCCATTGCTGAGTATCGCTAGATTTCATCATAATTACGAGCCGTTCAATATACGGTTTGAGCCACGTGAATTTGCGATCGGCCGCTGCACCGCCGCCATGTAGTTGGTCCATCGCCGTCAAATCTACGCCTAAAAGACATGTTTTGCGGTCTAAAGTGAACTCACGGCGAATGCATTAAAGAATGAGCACGCTACCGCGCACTGCGAACGCCTGGAAGTTTGCACCAATTCAGTATATAAAGAAAGCAAACCCCGACGGGACACAAAGTCCAGGCTACGTATTTACCCTAATTGAAGTCCCCGATGACCTTACTATAACCGTTTCAGATACTGCCGCTGAACATATTATCAACCATGTGAAATCAGCGGAGCATGCCGCATACCTTTCCCAGGTTTATGCCGAACTCCTAAATGCGTTTTCACGGAATTTTACCAAGTCGTATACACCTGAACAATGTATGCGCCTAACCGGTCATGTTGTCCAGATTTCACCACATAATGAGCTTGATGCTGACACTTATACGTGCACACTTGTGCCTAGAACAATTACCCTATTTGGTGGACGTTTTACTATACAATGGGCTGCGACATTTGAGCCACTTGGTATTGAACTTGTGTTGGAAAATGATACATCAGATGTGGAATCACCGACTGTCCCTGCGGCGGTGACTGCACTATCAAATTCCACAGAGAGCTCCTCGCATACTCCGGCGATGGCGCATGCAGCCCTGGCGTCCCAGATAATTGAGGTCGATGATATTGAGAGTGCTGACGATATGGAGTCAGCGACACCGTCGCTCCGTTCCGGCCCACTTGTTCAATCCGAACGCCAGACAAGGGACCGGCGCCGTGTGGAGGAGTTCCGTCTCCGGGCAACGCTGGCTGCTGTTCGCGCCGAGCGAGCACTTGAACGGTATATTGAAAAATATGGTGAATATGATATTGAAAGTTCCGATTCGGGAACGACAGACTATACAACTGGCGGCGAGTCCGATATTTAACGATGATCATATCGACTAAAATCTCGCCTCATGATATTACAGATACACAATGGACGGAACCAGTATATTTACCATATTTCTCGTTGTGGTGCTAGTCTTCGGGGCGGTTTATTTAATGGATTCTACACTCTTTGGTCTTCTCGGGCCCAAGTATGTTATGCCTCCTATGCCCCCTATGCCCCCTATGCCCGCTGCCCCCACTGGCTCTGCCCCCATGGCGCCTATGGAGGGTTCCGCGGAGGGTTTTGCCAATGAGACGGCCGGTGCCGTCGCAGAGGAGGCCACAATGAGCAATCCCAACGTGGCGGATGTGACCGGCTACGATGGCCCTGCACAGTTTGGCAATGCTGAGGCCCCGGCTGGCTGCTACCCTCGTGACCAGCTCACGCCCGCTGAGCTCCTCCCCAAGGATCCCAATAGTGTTTGGGCCCAGCAGAACCCCATGGGCACTGGTTCCCTCAAGGGAAAGAACTTCCTCTCCGCCGGTGCCCTCATTGGTGTCAACACGGTCGGCCAGTCTCTCCGCAACGCCAACCTCCAGCTTCGCTCTGAGCCCCCCAATCCCCAGGTTGCGATTTCTATCTTCAATGTCCCCACAATTGAGCCAGATATCAATCGCCGGCCACTCGAGATTGCGTAAATGACTTTACGCAATCCATACACAGTTTCCTATGGGCAACTGTTCAAGATTACGTAAACAATCTTGCCCAATCCATACACAGTTGCCAAAACTCCGTGGTTTTAGAACGACAAGGGAATCAAATTCTATTAGGATGTGCCGCAGCCAGCTGATGCGGCTGCAAACAACCTCCTAATAGCATTCCCCGATACAATTGTTAGAATGAGTTCCATTGGTGTTGCCATAAAGAATTTCCTCGGCGGCGGCTCATATCCTATGGTTGATGTCAAATCGACTGTCGATGGAAAGACATACAGAGTTCGCGACCTGCCCGACAAGCAACAAGCGGCTGACCTGATGGCCAAAGTCCGCATGCGCCTTATTCGTATTATCGAACATTTCCAGCAGCGCTACCCTGATAAACCACAAGTCAAGCGCCTGTCCCGCAACTTCAAACCGGACCCCGCACGCCTAATTGAAGCCACACCCGAGGCCGAGCATACATCTTATAGTGTAAACAAGGGAGAAACAATGCATCTCTGCCTCCGGCAACGCCGCCCTGGAGACGAGAGCCTGGTCGACGAGAATGTCATGACTTTTGTGACACTCCATGAACTGGGCCACTGTATGACCGAGTCCATCGGTCACGGTCCAGATTTCTGGAATAACTTCGCATGGATTTTGCGCGAGGCCGAAAGCATCGGCATCTACAAACACACCGACTTCACAGCCCATCCGACACCTTATTGTGGTGTATCGATTACTGACCAGCCTACATATGACCCACACAAAGATGAAGAGAATCTTGTGGGGAAAGGTGGTCCGGCTGCGGGTGGTCAAATAGGGAATATTTTCTACAAATAATACCGGTTGAGCAAAATAGATGGACGGTGCCAATAAAAGTATATTGGACATTATACGCTCCCTGGAGCGAGTCAAACAAATGACATCGCTCAAGGATGATATGGAGCCAGTGCGGGCGCTCCTCTATTTTCGCGGTGAATATGTTGACACCGAGTTCGACTTATATCCGTTTTCGACGGTCGAAGATATTAAACATGCCGCGTATGAATTCGTGCGTGAAACGTATGGCGAGGCGGCGGCGCGTGACTGGCACCCGAAATTCCAATTTGTGGGACAGTCCACAGGTGGTGCAGGCGCAGCGGCTTCAGCGGAGGCTGAAGAACCCGATATAAATACGCAATATTACGGCGCGGATATTAACTGGTATCCCGTTGGGCGCACGGGTGTTGCCCCGCTGGGTGGTGAATTCAACAGGGCCGCCGCAATCCCCTTAGTGAATCCTCTAAAGTTGATGGACACTTCCACTGCACGCGACCGGCGCTTTGTTGACTCCCAGGGAAATTTTATCAATCCTGGGAAATCGCGCAACAATCGGACCTCCCTAGAGGACCGCTTCCCCGATGGAGTACCCGTCCTTCATATTTACTGCTTACGCTCACTGATGAGTGAGTATGATGGTGCCCAGCCGATTCCCCAGAAAGACTGGAATGGGCGCTTTGCACCGTATTTCCCCGATGTGCCCCTGGAAGGACCTTATGAGGCATCCGATGCCGACCGCCGTTATTTGGAGACACTCCATCGATATTTGGCCGCCCGCGAGAAGCAACTCGCATATGTAAATGAACTATTCGAGGACGGGGTGCATTTTACACATAATGTCCTGACGGTCGAGGGCCTACGCCTCCTGCGACTTGTCTGGGAGACCCCCGTAGAGGACTTCGAGGGACCCGAGCAGATGTTTTACCGCATGCCAGTGACGGAGCGACGCCCCTTTTTCCGCCTGATTCCTGACAGCGGTGGACCACTCGTCAAGTTGCATGTAGGAGGTGTGCTGCCGACACCGACGGTCACGGACCCCAATATAATTGCACAATGGGGTCGCGAGTCCACACCGACTGCCAATAAGGACTACATGTTCATGAAAATCGTCCTGCGCGCAGGCGGTCTTACACCTCCACAGTATGTCACAGTTCGCCTATTTGAAGGCGGCACGGCGGATGTATTCCTACTGCCGTCAAAACCTTCGCCATTTTTGGACCCTGTGGGTGATCTAGGAAATCTCTATAAGGCACTTGCGGATGGCATGGAGGGGTCCCAGTTTGTTGACTATCCTCTTAGCCTGGGTGAGACGGCAATGCGCATCAATGTCCGTGTGGCACTGGGTGCCGATATTTTCAGCGCGGATCAACTGCGCACCCGCCTCCGTGCATTTTCCTACTTCTTCCAGGAAATCCCTGCGTTGAAGGGCGAGACACCCCTGGTTATGCTCCGTTACAAGGCTGTGAGTGATTTCGCAAATGAGGACCGTATATATACATTTTTGACGCAGTATGCAAACCGTCTTATGCTGGAAGGCGGTGAACTGGCCGGCGGAGAAGAAGACATGGATGCAAATATCCTAACTGCACTTATGGAGGAGTTCGGTATGCCGGCGGATGATGCTCAGCGGATTCTGAGCGAATGGCTGACAAAGCGCGAGAAGTTCGTTGTGCGGAATCCCGAGAAAATGTCATTTACGGAGGCGTATAATCCTGGAACAGATATTGCAATTTACGGGAGTTTCCAGACATATGACGTGGATATATACCGCGCAACATCACTGCGGGATTTGCAGCGCATCCAGAATTTACTCGCGCTTCTTCTTGCAGTGCCGACGGATGAACTGCGCCCTTCTTCACGGCGTAGTGCGGAGGTTGCGGAGGGTGCGGCTGCCGTTGAAGAGGAAATTCTGAGTCGCGAGGAGGCGCGGCCTGTTGCTGCCGCAGCCGCGGAAAACGTCGAGGCGGATGATAATAATGCATCCAGCCTGGGCAACTTCGACGATTTTGGGATGTCTGTGATGGAGCCCGAGGAGGATTTGGTGGCTGCCGCAACGGCTGCTGCCCCAGCACCTGCTGCCAAGCCGGCTCCTGTAGCACCTGCCGCCACCCCCAAAACCCTTGCTGCTACCGCAATTGCCGCCCCCTCTAAAGGCCCCCCTCCTGGTGTAAAAGTTAAGAGTTGGTTTATTGACCGTCTTCAGCAACTCGACCCGACTCTCTTCAAGTATAAACCTACAGTTGCAGGTGACCTCTCTTATCCCCAGCGATGTGCTGCTAACGTCGACCAGCAGCCCGCTATACTTACACACGACGAGTATATGACAATGCGCGCCATTTATGAAGAAGATGAGGCCCGCGGTGAAGTCGACTTTATCGTCTACCCCCTGGAACACGAAGAAGAGGACCGCGATCCTCTGCCCAACGCCGAGGTGTATACAATTATGAAGTATGGAAGCAACCCCGCAAAACCGAATTATTACATGTGTCCTCCCATATTTTGCCTACATGACCGTATTATGATTCGCCCAGCCAACTTTGAGTCAAAGAAAGACCGTCGCGGTAAAGATAAACCCAAAGACAGTTGCCCGTTCTGTCATGGCCGACCGATCGAAAAGGCAAATCGCAATAAAGTTACCCCTGGATACACTGTCGTAATTCGCATGAATAAGCCAAAGGCAAACCGTCCGCACAGTTATGTGGGATTCCTCAAAGAATCCGGTCACCCAGCTGGCTTCAAACTCCCGTGCTGCTACATTAAAGATACGACGCTGCGAATCGAGGACCCCGCATTTGAACACTTTAAGAAGGCGCGACAGGCGGCCGATATACGGGCGGCGATGCCGGCAGCCGCCGCTGCAGAGGCCCCTGCAGAAGACGAAGAGGGCGAAGAGCGCACGTTTGCCGATGAGGACGCCGATGACGCCGACCTTTTTTTTGGGAAGGCCGTCCAATATCGCGTGGCAATTGAGCGCATCGCCACAGCCTACATCAAAAAACGCGAGAAATACCCCTTAAAGACCGACAAGCATGGTATGCCCCAGTTCGGCATGCTCTCTGAAGGCCTCGACAAATATTTCAGCCAGGACTCCGCCAAACTTATCCAGCGGACCAAACAGGAAATCGCACCCAAGGCCGCCGGCTTCCTCCGCTTCGCCGTCAACAACACCAATCTAAATGAGTCCCTGTTCGCCTGTGTGGCGCCGCTACTATTCAAGAACTCGGCCGACGAGGTGCGTGCCCTTCTACTGCGCGCATACCGGCCCGACATATTCCTTTACAGCCATTACGGGAACCTCGTCCACGAATTCTACACGCCCACGACAGAGCCACCTGCTCCTAATCTCCTCGGCGACTGGGCTAAGACATATTTCGACATTGACCGTCTTACGCCGGCAAACACCACCTATTTGCAGCGCGCCTATATTGCCTACACTAACTTCCGCGCATTCCTGAAGGACCCGACAAAGCGCAAGGAACTCCGCCACATAACCCCCATACTCGCCGAGCCTGGCCCAATTACGCCTCGTGGGATGCACCTAATTGTGCTCCAGGTGGACCCTCAGAATCCCGCGCAGCCACCGAAGGTTGTGTGCCCGTCGCTCGGCGTAGATATTGAGCGCCAGAAGCGCGCCGATGTGGTGTTCATTACACGCGATTCCCAGGGCGTCTATGAGTTGCTCGTCCATACGGAAAATCGGCCGGCCGAGGGAGGTCACGTGGCGACCCATGAAACGACACTCGTTTTCCAGCGGGCATTCCAGGGTGGCATGCAGGCATACTCTAAATTATACGCGGCCTGGCCCGCGGTCGTCCGTGAGCGTGTCGATGAGTTCTTCACACAGTGCAAGGGTCCTGGGCGTGCCGCCTACGCCGCCGCCACATCACTCGCCCCTCTCGACCTCATCCCGCTCTCCCGTGCAATCCTAAAAGCAACTGCAGTTAGGCGCGTGGCGGGTGTTGTGCGAGACACGTATAATCACGTCCAGGCGATTGTGCTGGCGGGTCGCACGGGTCTGGTCACGCTTCCTGTGGTGGATGACGGGTTTATTCCAAGCATGCTGCGCGTCTATTTCGACCATGACGACTACGCAGACTCCTTCGCCACGGCCGCGGAAACTGTGGCGACATATCGTGAACTACAGCGGGTATTTGCGGAATATGCTGGGTATTCACCTGAAAAACTCGTGGAGCGCACACTCGATGACCAGACGGCCTTCTTTGTGCGCCTACAGAATAAGCTTCTGGTGCCCGTCGCATATGAAGAGGGAGATGATACTGTTGGCTTGACACGCCAGACTGTGAGTATCCTCGAAGCCGACATAAATCGCCGTCTTGCACGGCCCACTGGTGCAGACCCAATAACAGGCTACAGGTCGAAGCGGAATCAGCTCGAAGAACTTTACCAACACCTCCGTCTTTCTTTTGCTGGTTGGCTCCAATCCGCCGAAGCCATCGAGATTCGGCGGCAAATCCAGGCAATTGTCTTTGGGGCAAAGTTCGGTCTTTCGCTACCCCTCTTTGAAAAGAGGAAGCGTCTCCTCATCCTAATTGGGGGTGAATTGGCCAGTTGGATGACCGCTGACGAGGATGTAGTATATCACCCGACGTTCTTGCGCCACGACTGTCGCCTAATTGAGGACCCAGGGAAGTGCACGGGGGCATGTGTCTGGAAACAGGACGAGGGGCGCTGCCTGTTGCACGTGCCGACCGAGACGGAACTCGTCCCTGGAGAAATAGTGGTGGAGACCGCCGACCTGTTTGCGAAGCGCCTTGTTGAGGAACTCATACGATTCCCTGTGCGCCGGCGGCAACTTATGCAGAACGGCGTATCATCCCTAACTGTCATTAAGGGGGCGATTCGTGTGCGCGGGCCGACGGGCGACTATGACCAGTATATTGTCCCCCAGGCGTCGCATGAATGGACTGACTTATTTGCGGTGGACTCGCAATTACAGATGCAGGGTCGGCCGCAGTATTTCGAAGAATTCGGTTCACTCGAGGGGGCTCCTACAGCCGCCGAGGAACAGCAGTTAGGGTTGATGCCTGTGTCGGCGGACCTGCGGACTGTGCTGGGGATGCCGGTTGCAGCAGCGGGCGGCGAGAGGTTGCGCATGTGGATCGCCGAGGGGAACGAGGTAACACGCCGCCAGCCGCTCCTGCCTCTGCGGGCCCTCCTGGGGGTTGAATTGGGTGCGCTGGGGCTGGATTTGCGCGGGGCGGAAATCACGGCGGGTGCGATGCGAACATATGTTGAGCGGACCGGCTTGCCTGTGGCCCTAATTGAAATGCGGAGTGGGACCCAGGCTGGCATCCGTGTATGGAGACCTGCCGCTGAAGGCGCGGCGGCCGCGGCAATGGGTGCGGACGAGATGTTCGTCTTTGTGCAGACGGACGAGGGGCGTGTTATTACCCTTACGACGGTCGACCAGCGGAATCACTCACTGGCCTTGCGCGATTTCCCCGTGGCCTTAAAGTCTGCATTTAAGGATGCTGAGATGGTTGGCACACGGGCAGTTGGGCAGTCCCATCAACCGGTTTCGGCAAGTGCTATGGGGGTGACTGGGAAAATGACGTTAGCACAAATGCGGGCTGCGCGGACGGCTGCTCCTGCTGCGCCGTCGCCGGCGCCTGTAGCAGCGACTGCGCCACCACCCCCTCTTTCTGTTGCACCCAGACTCACTTTGGGCCAGGCCAAACGGCCAACTGCAGTTGCAGAGGAGGCTCCCGAGTTTGTCCCCACTCCCAAAGTTACCTTAGGGCAGACGAAACGGCCTTCTTCTGCTTATTCTGTAACCGCCGCACCGGCCGCTTCTCCAATTCAAAGACCCACTTTAGGAGAGATGAAACGGGCCTCAGCAGCACAAATACTCTTGCCACCACCTGTTGCAGAAGATAGCACACCAGAACTGGAAGCCCCCGCTGCTGCTGAACAAAGCACAACACCTGAATTAGAAGAGCCTATACCAGAAACCATTAGAAGCCAGCGGCTTACTTTAGGGACAGCAAAGTCTTTAGCAAAAAGTATTCAACCAGCCACCCTGCCAGCATCCAAAGTGCCGGCACAAAGTCTTTCTGTCACTCAGCCAAAGATTTCTTTAGCAGCCGCCATGAAAAAGAAAGAATCAGCTGTGGCTGCACCCTCTGTGATACCCCCACCACCTCTACCATCCGCACCACAAATTTCTAATAGCAATTCCAGCGAGCCATCCAGCAACTATGAAATTGAATCGCAGAACGAATCTTATAATAATTCCAGCAACTACGAAAGTGACCCTGAAAACAACAGTGACGACCCAGAAACAGCCGAAGAGCGCAAGCGCAGAGCCGCCAATTTGCTGAAGCGTCTAAGACTCTAGTCGAATCATACATCCATCCATCTTTTCGCCATCTGACTCTGAATCCTCTTCATCGCCTGCATGCGCGGCGGCACCCTCCTCAAAGATCACAGGGACCGCCCGTGAATTTCCGCGCGCCACCGCCGCTCGCCGGCACTCAATCATAGCAGCCACCTCATCATCCATGCGATTTAAGCGCATACGCTTATATCCCTTGGCATCAGGATGCATAATCACTAAATACATATCAGCCACATCGAGTCCATAATAGGTCTCCAATATCCACCTATATACATTCAGCTGTAGACTGTAGTGCCAGTAATTGCAGTCAGGAAGATGTGCAAGTGGTCCAAGTCCCCGCTGGAAATTGTTCGACGTCTTGATTTCCTTCGACCGCTTCCAATCATAAATAAGGAAGCGTCCATCCGAACGCCGGCGGAAAATCCCGTCAATACTGCCGGCCAACTTAATCTCCTCCACCCACACTTCCCACTCCATCCGATAAGGCTCCAGGTCGGCGCCATGGTCCCGCCAGAAATCTAGGAAATAGGACCACTCGCGAGTCGCCTTGACGGTCTCAGGAATCAGGTCATGCGCATGGTTCATGAACATCTCAATCCCTAAATGCATTTCCGTGCCGGCTCCCGATGCCGCCGCACCATTCGCCTCCCACTGCGCCTTAATATCAGCCGGCGCCATACCATAATATTTGCTCTGTGGCCATTTGGGTGATGACATCATTTTTGCAATGATCTCATCAGGGTTAAAATGTCCGAAGAATGCGTGGAGAAATCCTGTGCAACTGATGTATCCTTCGGATGTCCCCTTTACTGTATAAATATGCGTGGGTTCGTCAAAATGAATGTGGGCATCACGCGGATGGCGATTGACGACTGCGAGGCGTTGCCAGGGGAGGGGCATTGTGGCTTGGTTGGTTGGTGCCTATACTCCTAAGTGCAGCGCGTGGGTCAATTTTATACTTGCATAATTGTAAGATTTGAAACAATAAGGGGGGAATATGGTGTAAATCCAGACCCCCAATTACTCCCCTTAATGTAGATTGCATATGTTGTATATGATGTCGCAACAGAACGAGTTGATATAGTAGTATTAGTTGTTTCATTACGCAATGTAGCTGTTCCCATAGAAGCCATATATGTTATGGAATATACTGTGCTAGGTTGAATGTTTGGAATAACTACACCATTTCCATTTATGACGAAATAAGATTCTACCCCATTACTCCTAAAAAAAACAGATATATCTCCTTGATTTACATCACCGTCTTTGGCTACACCAATTTGCATACGTCCAGCCCCATATGGATCTATTATCGATGATGGAGTATTAAAAGTAAATATAAAGTCAGTTTCGCCATAAATTTGCTCTGTAGATAGGAAATAACCATCACCACATACTTGAACAATACCAGGTGTAAATGCATTTATGACTTGATTCACAGGTGGAATAGGTGAACCACTTATATAGGTAAGTTCCATAGACAAAGGTTGTGGTCCAGTGCCGTTCCCTGTTCCAGTTCCAGTTCCCTCTCCCGTGCCACCCCCATATATGCGGTCGTAGTCGGCCTGGAGACCCAGGGAAATATCAAAAAACTCGGCAGGTGTAATTGACTGGGACGCTTCTGCCAGAGTTGGAATAATAAGAGCCGGCTGTGGCATGGCACCTGGAGTTCCACCCTGGACTCCGCGCAGTGTTAATTGTTTTTGCTTCAAAAAATCATTCTGGATTTTGTAGGCATATAGCACACGGTCGCGAGTCCGTGTAATGACATCGGATGCGTTATAATTTGTGCGGCTCATCTAATTGAGCACCGCAAATTATATATTTATTTAATTTACCATACCCATTTATGCTTCAAACGAGTATCCAGCAGCCTCCATGATAAATACACCCACCTTATTCTCTCCATCAATCTGCCCACGCGTCTTCACATACTTCCCGCCGAGTTCGGAGCCGGCCGACGCCACATAGTTGAGTAGATACTTGCCCTGGTCGCGCGCGGCATCCACAATCTTGCGGAAGCGCGCATCGCGAGCATAACGCTGAGCCAGGGCGTCGCGCAGCAGGTTGTCCTTCATAGAAGCCCAGCGCGTCTCGTCGACCGTAGTCTTGTAGCGACGCAGCGCGCCAGGCTTCATCTCCTCATAAATGCGCTTCACTTCATCCGCAAGCAATTCCTGGTCGCGCTCATAACTGATTGCACGTCCACCGACGGCTGATTCCTGTTGGCGAATTCCCAGCATATCTGTGTGGATAATACCAGTGCGGCTGAAGATGGTCTCAGCAAGGCGCGGCATATTTGACGCCAATTTGAACTTCATGCCGGCCATATAGTGTTCAATTGTAGGATAGCGCACCTCCTTCTCGGCGCCGGTATCAGGGTCAGCCATGCGGTCCACGATTTCGAACGGCGAACCGGTCGCCAGCCAGGCGCGCGAGCCAGTATCAGCGATGCCGAGGGGGTCATCGGCCGGCGCCTGCAGGAAGAAGTTGAAGACCTGGCCTGCGACGAACTTCTTCATGCGTGATGCAGCCGCCACAGGAATTGTGCGGGGCTTTGCTGGCTCAACAGACAGCCCAGGTCCACCCTCAGCAGGCGCCACGGTGATTCGGCGAGTGACAGCCAGGGGTTCCGCAATCACCTCAGGCGCTGCCACGCCCGTTGCGATAGGCGCAGCAGCCCGAGTTTCAACGCGCACCTCGGGTGACGCCGCTGCCTCCCGTGCAGCCACCAGAATCTCCTCGGGAATTGCACTTAGGACTTTGCGGGTGCGCGCCTGGAGGGCCTTGGTGGTCGCGGCGGCCATAGCATTCGCAGGAAGAGCGGCCGTCGCAGCAGCAGCCGCCGCCGTAGCCGCATTCAGCGCATCCACCTGGGCCGCCGCCTCCGCATCCAGCACAGCCCGCGTCGCATCGTCAATCTCCACTGGGCCAGTAATGCCGGTCCGCTTGAAGATGAACCAGCGGTTCAGGAAGGAGAAGTCGCGTGCCGCCGCAGACATCGGGTATTTCTTCCCTGCCTTCCCCGCCATCTTATAGGACACCTCGAACATGTTCGAACTCTGCACGAGCCCAATCGACTGAGCCTCCTCGTCACTGAGAAGTTCCAGGCCGACCCGCTTCAACTTCTTGACCAGGAGCTTGAATGGCACAAGATACTCCGTGTGCGCCGAGCCAATACTTAGGAATTCAACGTCAATCGCGAGCCCGAGTGAATCATTCGTATCCGTCAGCTCTCCCTTCGAATACCGCTTGCGAATCGTCCACAGCGGCACGTCGCCGTCCATACCCCGTTTCACACCATCTAATTGCAGACCATCCAGGAGTTTGAACACCTCCTCGCCGTCAAAGCAGCAGCCGACGAAGTAGCCACCAACCGCCAGCGTATCAGACAGATTCTGAATGAACCCGCTCAGCTTCTCGTCACTCTCGAAGAAGTAATGGAGTGAGAACATGCAAGCCGCCACATCGACACCCTTCGCCAGCGTCCCCGCAACAGCTGGCGACTCGACCCATGCAGGAATCGCACCGCGTGGAGGGAATTTCCCGAAGACCGTGCGGAGAATATCGCCCTCCTCCGCCGTGGCCCCAGCCGAGCCGTCGACGAGCGGCTTGGAGGAGTCGGCGATGGCGAACACCATCGGTGGCACAGCCTCGCGGCCTTTCCGCACCATCATATTCAAATATCTCCTAAATGCACCACCGTCAGGGTCACGGATGTTTTCACCCGCAATGTCCACACCGAGAACGAAGCGCACATCACTGTGAATCCACTTATGGATGTCCCCTGCGCGACCACAAGACAGGTCGAGAAGGGCACGCCGGCCGCCGCGCAAAGTCGTCCCAAGGAGAATCGTATCCTTAATCCATTCATTGTGGAAGGACCGCAGACCCTTCACACGCACCATATTTTCATCGGACGCAGTCGGGTCATAATATTTCTTTCCGATGAACTGGGCGCGGCTCTCCACAAGCCCCTCGATTTCGGACTCGAGGGGCTCCTCGGCACCGGTCGAAATCATATGGGCAGTAACGGGGTCATGAATGGACGCCCAGACATCATTGGCGACCATGTCGGCATTCATCGTGTTTGCCAGGGTTTTCCTCTGGAGACGTTCCGTCTTGTCATGGCGAATGCGTGCAGGAATCCAGCGCCACCCTGGCTTGCGCGAAATATCGTAGCGCATTTCCACAATGCAGTTGTTCTGAATGGGTTCGCCGGCCTCGGTATATACATTCTCGTCACCCGTCTCACCATCCATTTCAACAGCCGCATATGCGGTGCTTGCGAGTGTATCAGGGAAGTCGATAGGATTAAAGATGGCCGGTTTGGATTTCCCCTTGCGCTGCTCACGCTGGCCAGGGAGTTCACCACCCATAAGCACAGTTAGTCGCGGGTCGACGTAGGCCGGGTCACTTGAACTTTTCACGTAGAGGCGCATGGTCTTGTAGCGGAGAATATCGCCGGTCTCAGGATTGAAGCCGGCCGTTATGCGGTCCGCATTGAGATTGTCACCGTCCTTCTCGTAGACCACCATAAAATCAATGGTATTATCCTCGGCCGGCTTCCACTTGAACTGGCTGAACCAGGTCGTCCCAGGCTTGTCGGGCAGAGTCTCGCCATTCGGCGTGAAGATAAGGCCATCCGTCTTGTAAGGGCGGGGAATCTCGAGAATGCGGCGAGCAGCGGTGAAGATAGACGTATCACCTGCCGCACCGAAGAGGAATGTCTTCAGTGACACAATGAGAGTGTTCCCTGCCTTCATCCCGCCAGCCACAATGGAGGGCCCAGTGCCGGCATTCCAGGCCGCCACCCAGTCCTCGAGGCGCTTATAGCGGCCGTTATTGGCGGCATCCATGAAAGGCAACGTCGTCACATTTTCACCCTCACGCCCGTAATAGATGTCGAATAGGAGCAGCTGGTGTGTAGGTTTGCCGGCCTGCGTGCGCGTAATCCACTCGCCGTCAACGAGGGTATTCGCCAGGCGCTCTACCATGAGACCAGTGCGGTAAACGTTCATTCCCATGTCAATCATGAAGAGTTCACCGGCGGGATTGCAATAACCGTGGACGCGCTGACCGTCAGCCTTCTCTGTGACATTATAGCCGGTCCTGATATTGGGTGTGCCGGTCTCCATAGTCTCCTTCATATTGGCCGTTCGCAGAGTCACAGGAGCGACACCGCGGAAACGGTCAGTGCCAGTCAACTCCTTATAGGAGGCCAGCACGGCATCACGAACAGACTTCCGAATAAGAATATGAGTTTTCTGCACACCACGGAGCACCTCACCCACACCAGCAATCAGGCGGCGCATGGCATCTGCCGGTGATTCGACGCGGTCACGCATGAGTTCGATTTCAACTTCATAGATGATCTGTTCGGCGAACAGGTCGTGGTCCTTGAAACTGCGAACCCAGGCGAATCCACGGCGCTCGACCGACTGGGGAGTGGAGCGCACCATCGACAAGTCGAAGCGCACCCCTGCCCCCATAAATGACCAGCGACGGAGTAGACGGAAGGCCTTCTTCTGGGACGGCCAGGACCGCAGAACTTCCTTCACACGGTCGTCGTCCTCGGCCAGGGGCACCTCACGACGGGCCTTCACACGCACATCATACTCGCCGAAATCCATCTGGCCCTCGGGGCCGGTCTTGTCCTTAATGACGGCAACATATGTGCGACCAGCCAGTGTATCATCACGACAATATTGTTGAATATCCCCGAGGCCGAAAATAGAGAAGCGAATAGTATTGGGGAGAATAATACTGAGGCGGTCCTCTTGTGGCATGGGCTGGAATCCGCGGTCGCGCAGGCGCTGGACAATCGCCATAAATGTAGTGGCATTGACCGACCCCCTGTAGCCGACGGAAGACTCCAATTCCTGCTCGGGATGGACCCACCATTCTTTGATGAGTCGGTCGAGCTTTTCGGCATCCTGTCGTGTGACTTCCATTTCTAACTCTTAGTGTATAATTGGCTTGTGACTTTAAGCATAGCCACAAGCCAATTTCATTTTTAGCACCGGCAACATTCACCTCCTCTAGAAATCCTCCAGACTGGTCAACTCGCCGCTCATCCAGCGCCCTAAAAGACCTACGGTAGCCGCGCGACCGGCCATTTCAGCAAGTTCATCCTTCAGTTTCTTGGAATAGTCTGCGCGCCAAGTCGGTAGGCGCTGGAGGCTCTCCACTAGTTCGGCCTTCGTCCCTTCGGCAAGCGGCCACGTAATGGCGGCGCCACCAAGTTCTTTCGTCGTCAGCCATGAACCGATGGCGGCATGTAGACCGCGCTCACCATATACCCACACCTTACTAAGTGCCTTCTCCACAAAATAGACAGGGCGGTCCAGATGCCACATATCAATGCGCGCGGGCGCGAAACCGACATCAGTTGCACCCCCTGGAAGTTCTTTTAGGATGACTGCCTGGAATTCGAAGACCGTGGCGAGAGCATCCCAGAGGGCGGCGCGCGACGCTTCTTCGAGTGTTGCAGGGTCAGCACCAAGCCACTCTAGAATCTTCTTGCGCTGGCGGGCATGTTTGCCAGCACCACCTGCGCGGCATTCGCGGTCAATCTTCTCGGCTACCACAGTCTGTGCCTCTAATAGCATTTGGCTGCGCATTGCGGGTGTGGCCGGGCCGTAGAGGGGATTTACAATGAACTGTAGGGCACTGAGGGCACCTGCCGGCATAACATCATACTCTGTCCACGCTGCCGGGTCCCCAGGGAGGTCCACAGAAAGCCGCGGAGGAGATGGTGCGCGGACACGCGCCGGCTTTAACAACCTATCCAAACCTTTTCCACGGTTTGGATTTGCTGCAATTAGAGACTTGAGTGTTGACAAGTCCGTTGTGGCGGGGTGCTGGTGCGATTGCATTTACAATAATAACGTGCATGCCCCTTAGGCCTCCTCGCCCACCCCCTTAAGCGCCTCTATCACTTTCAGTCGCTCTTCCTGATCACTGCGGTTCTTCATGCAAAATGCCATAAAAAACTGGAGTTTCTCAAACGTCCCCTCGGATATCCCGTTAATATCAAAAAATATACCGTTGGAGTTCTCGCTCCAATGTTCATTGTTTCGTTTGAGAATCCGGAAAATTTCTTCATACTCGCTTTTTGATAGTTGCGCCAGGCGCTCGGCAAATTGTGCCCGTTCAGTGTAATTGACCATGTATGAAATTCTATAGTTAGTGGACTTCCCCTAAATGATTTTTTAACTCATCTGCTGCCGATTTATTCATCAAGATCCAGGTCAATTTCCATACCGGGAGCGGGAGTGGCTGCGACAGCTGCAGCGACCGGTTCCACCTCCACATCCACCTCCGGGCCCTCCACGGCAAATGCCTCATCACCCTCCACAGGAATTGCTGGAGCGGCTGCTGCTGCTGCCCCGTCCTCTGCCCCCGCCTCGGCATATCCCTTGAAGACACCGACCGACAGGATGTAGGGGTCATTCACCTGGAATCGCGACTTCTTAATCTCGACCTGCACAGTGTCATTCACATCCACACCATCATACGCCTCATCTCCTAAATGCAGATCACGGGGCACCATAATTTGAATAGCGTCATTATACATTACAAACATACCCATCTTGTTCTTCTTAATGACATCCCCAGTAATCACCATACCATCAATCGGGTAATACACTCGCGCCTCAAACTGCACCCACGAAACCATGGACCCAGTGAAGCGCCCTGGCTCACTCTGACACATCGAGCGTGAGAGCACTTGCAGAGACCCTGGAATAACCCAGCCGTGCTGCGAGCACTTCCCCTCCATATCGGCAGCGAGTTTTTCCACGATGAGGTCATCGATCGATACTTTCTTCGCGACCCTGTTAAGGTCACGTGGCGTGAGAGCAACCTTTCGTTCAAATACGGCTTTCGTTTCCATTGCTGCTGTTAAGTGGGAAGATGTGTTTAGATTCAAATTTACGGACAGGGGGACCCCGCATCTTATTTTTTTCCCTTATGGCCCACCTTGAACGCCGCCAATGGCCTGTAGAACCACCGCACACCCCCAAATCGCCGCGCGTCCAAATAGCGAAGCACGAGGTCCATTAGCATACATATACGCACCGAGCTGACGATTTTCCGTGTTCCCTCCATAACCTCTTTACGCAATTCGAGGTCATGTTCGCCGGCAGCCCGCAGCGCATTCCCTAATAGCACCAACTTCGCCAAGTGACCCTGAACGTTTGACACGTTGGCACACTTTTCACCGATCTTTACCTTTTCACCTTTCGCCGGCGGCACACTTGTCTTGAAGACGTAGCCGCCCTTTTCCGTCGTCACAAATCCGTAAAGTGGCCCCGTCGTGTCTTTATTAACTGTCAGGGTGTTAAGAGGGTCAAGTTGAACTTGCTGCATAGTTTTGCGACCTTTGGCATCAGGCTCGATTAACTTTATAATACTGGCGTCACATGGCACACCATCACATATAAACTCAGGAGCCGCGTGGGCTGCATTTATGGCGCGTGTAATATGAATAGCTCCACCAGTGCGGTTTATCTGCAAATAATGGTCACCCGCCTGTGCCAGCATACTAGCTGGCATGCGCTCCTTATCAGCCAACATAACACTGCGGTCGGCGTCCGTGAACTCCTCATCCCACACATACTCCATAACTGCACGTTTGAATGCCGCACGACTATCGGCAGTCCATGGCATACATCCGATGGCAAACCAGCTGACCATTTCAAACTGATATGTGAGACGGTCGCGCTCCTTCTTATTTCCCGCTGCACGGTCCTGGATATATAACACAATGGCATCAGGGATACGCGTAATGGCTCGATCGCGCTGGTCGGCGCGCACCCAGTCGTCGACCCACTCCTCGAATGCCGTCCAAATCCCAGTCAGATCTGCCACAGATTTCCCAGGAACAGCCGCAGCGGCGTCGGCGGCCGCAGCAGCAGCCTCCTCACTGTCATCCTCAGTGACCACAGCAGCCACATCCTCTGTCACCACCACAGCAGCCGGCTTTGCTGCAGCCGCCGCCAATGCCATTTGGAGTGTTGGCTTGCGCATACTAATTGCAGGTTCGTAACTTTCACGCTTCACTGGCAGCCGCGCAACACGCAGCGCAATTGGAACGGAAACATCGAGTAAATTGAATGGCTGGAAAATGTAATAGCCGTTCTTATAAATAATATACCCATCACGCCCCCTATGATTCACCGTAAACCGCCGATTACCCACAATATTGTAGAGCAAGTCAACCAGCGCAACAAACGGTGCATCACCGAGCACATCCCGCTTCAAGTGCTCCAGTGAAACGAACATTTGTGTCTTGAAGAGTCCGCGCAGGCGCTCCTTCAATATATGCTCGCGCCACCGCGACGAATATGCGTCATAACTCACCTGACTGGCAGTTAGGGGGTCCACGGGGATTTCAGGTGCGCATTGATAGTCGCACGTCTCCATCCAATCACATAGGACTGTGAATGGCTGGTCATCGGCCGTCACATCGCGCCGCTCATTCCCCTGGCTGTCTACAACTAGCCGTGGCTGCGTTCCCTGGATAATAATTGCATCGTGGTTCAAATTGCAGTCTACCGCATATTGCTTCAGCACGCGCGTCACGCGCCCCACCTGTTGGCCCTTACGGAATGCCACACGATAACTGTAGAGGTCGCCCGATTCGACGTCGTCCTCGTCGGGGCGCAGAGAGCAATGCAAGTAAATCGTCGTATTCCGCTTTTCGACCGGCAACAGCGAATGTGAGCAGTAACGAATACCACGACCGACAATCTGCTCCGTTTTATTCAAATGGAACCACGACTCCATCACATGGACCTCCCGCACGAACTTCAAGTCAACACCTTCCGCGGCCACCTGTGAACCAATGACGACTTTTATCACACCACCGTCCTTGTTTTCGGGCTGCTTTTCTGCACGAATAACGGCCTCATTGCGCGGGGAAAGCGCGAGGTCACCAGTTAGGAGTGCATATTTGGCCGGCACGAACTCGTGGTCGGCCGCTGCCGCTGCTGCGCCAGCGCCGGCACCCTTGTGCGCGGCCTCCCGTGCAGAACAGAGAGCACACTGGCGCCCACCTGCCGTCTGTATACCATCCCCTAAAAGACCTTGCCGGCGACCATATGGTGTGTAGCCGTTCGCCTCCAGCATAAGTGCAATGGGGACCGCGCCTGACTGCACAAACCGCGTGTAGACGAAACATACACCCTCAGCACGCGTCAAATAACCGAGAAGGCGAGCATATTTAGGCGAATATGTCTCAATCTCATCGGCGCCGAGCCACGCCGCCCCACCCTCCTCCAGAGCACTATACTGCACCTCGCCACCCGTCTGTTGCTTGCTAAAATGCAGCAGCAGGGCATCACTCTCTGTGCGCGCCTTCAGACTCTCTGGGTCGTCCCCGTGCAAGTCCGTGGGAGGCACAATTAGACTGCCGGCCTGTGTAATATTCTGCAATTCGAAACTGCTGATGCCGCCCTCGCCCTCTGCCAGCATCCCAGATAACACCCTAACTGCCTCCAGGGAATCGCCGGTCAAATATGTGGGGACGATGGGAAGATGCTCGGCAAAGACGGTCTCTTCGAGGTCGACGTCCGCTCCACGGGGATTCTGGGATGGATAAAGACGAATGGGTCGCGCGTCGGCTGGCTTCAGACGCAAAGGGAAAGACTGGGGATTCTCGCCACGCATGAAACTGATGTAGCGGGCGGCGACGAGTCCCAAAAGACGTTCACCCTGACTCCTAAAAGAACCATCGCTGTGGAAAATGTCGCGCTCAGTGAGCGTGGCCTGGCCGTCGTTTTTGAGTAGGAGATTGAGCAAAAAGATGATTTCACGATAACTATTATACATCGGGGTCGCAGTTAGGAGAACTAGTTTCATACCCGTCGTGTATGTGAGAACCTTGTCGAGGAACGGTGTGAGCCGCTTGCCGCCGGCATTGTCGTCCTCGTCACTCTTACCACCGGGCGAATCCGCGTCTTCGTCAGCGGCTTCCTCTGCAGCGGCCGGTGATGCGGCGACCTCTTCGCGGGTTGGCACAGGACCGGATTCGCGTAAATTGTGGGCTTCGTCAATAATCAGGAGGCGTCCGTCAAATTCGCGTGTAATAATCTCGTATTCGCGGGCGCGCCGCTGTTCGGCCGACAAAATCTTCGGAATGCGCGCCAAGAGTCCCTCGATATAGTTCGCAAACTTGAGGTAGCCGAAAAACGAGTAGCGGCGATTAATAGCCTCGTTCGTGCGCCGCTTGATGACCTCCTTATCGCGCTCATAGAGTGTGTTCGTCAGTTCCATGTAGGTATCCTGTGTGCACTGGACGGCACGGTTCGGCTCACCCTCCGCATCTCCTAATTGCACCTTCGCCACGTCAAAAATGGTCGCCCTGAAGCCGTCCTGGATGGCACGTGGGGCGACGATGATGACCTTGTTGCGCGGATATTCGCGCAGCCAGTTCTCGGCAATCTGGACGGCCGCGCACGTCTTACCCACACCAGTCCCGTGGAAAAGGAGGGCCGACTGGAATGGCGTGCGCGGAGACAGAAAATTCGCGACAAACCGCTGAACCGGTGTGACTTCGAACCCCAGATTGCTACACGGGTCCTTGTCCGATTCCCAGCCCGTCTGCAGACTTTCGGCAAATTCGCGACGGGCCAGTAGTTTCTGCAGGAAGGTCGGGTCGCGTGCCTGAAATTGTCCACGGTCATCCTTATAGATGCCGGCATCCGGATACGCTCCAGCCCCGTCTTCGAAATCCTCGATGACACTGCGGTATGCGTCCGTCTCTTCGGAGGGGAATAGGCGGCGGCGCTGGAGTTCCTCCAGAATGTGATCGCGCTCGTCCATATCTTCGACTACATCCCACGCCTCCAGGACTTCGTCATTTGTCATATCTGATAGATTGACTTCGGCCTCGGCCTCACCATCGGCGTTCATTCTATCACATATGTAAGATTCGGCAACGTTTCTAATAGCCGCCCCCTGGGCAAAAATTGCGGAGCACCCCACTTGCGCGCAGGAGCACCTCGCGCTTCTCGATATTTTCCGAACGAATCATGTGGAGGGCATCATCGAGTGCAAACCAGCCGATGGCGCTGATTTCACGACTCATGTGTGGGTGGTCATCCTGCATGGCAATTTCGAGTGTCGACGGGGCTTGTGCGAGATAGTATTTGTGGCAATAATGCACATGATTATCACCGTAAAAGGTCTCGCACAGTGGCTCCATATTACGAACAACTTTGAACTGGTCGCGCGTCAGACCGGTCTCTTCTTCGAACTCCCTAATTGCGCAATCAATATCGGGCTCACGGCTATTGCGGCGACCTTTCGGGAATCCCCATTCAGGGTGCTCCCAGTCTGATGTGGTGGTGTCGAGAAGATCGGCGAGAAGAGTCTTGCCGCTTTCCAGGATGGTTGTCTGGAGGGCCTCAAAACGGGACTTTGAGAGGTCGTAGTCGAGTTTGTAACTGCGAATGCTGACGGATCCCCATACACGCTTCCAGAGGTCGTCGAATGTGGTGGTGCGAAGAAACTCGCGCTCGGATTTTGTCATATTTCCGAGCATTTGTTTCAAATAATCAGTGTCGGTTATGTCGTATTTACCACGGACAAAGTCCACAAATCGCAGGCTGTCTTTGCGACGGATAAGTAAAAATTCGATGGTGCCGGCGTTTTCCATCCCATTCATGCTTTTAGGGTTGGCGAGGTTGGTCGCAATGGACCATGCAGGATTTTTGACGCGGAACGCGATGATTCCATAACTGTTGACGGGATACATGCAGTATTTATATGTGTGGCCTTCTTTCCCGCAATTTTTGCAAACATTTGGTTGTGGTTGTTGGACAACTCCTACTCCAGTTCGGAACATATCTTAAAGTGTATATTGAGAGGCGGGTTTAGACTTACGCTCGCCTCTAAAAATTGATACGTAACGTTCTCCTAAAGTATATAATTGCCAAGCCACACATACTCTAAATGTCATACACGCCACGTTTCGGAGAATACATTTATGCGAAAGATACGTTTGAAAACACAGATACTCGATGGATTATTGCAGAGTTTGCACATCCAAACATACAAAATGGGGAAGCAGGAAGTGATAAATATAAGTATTACATTGATAATTTTGGAAATGTAATCGGTCAAATAATTAAAAACCCGTTAAATAAGGTAATCGAAATTAGTGCACGGGACGCCCTTAAATATTATGAACCAGTCACAGAACAATATGAGATTCCTTTATCGAATGAGTTAATCTTAACTCTTAAATGTCATCCGCTTATAAGGCGTTATGGAGTTCGCCATCCAAATGAGTATTGTGCATCAACCACTATATCAATATTAAACCTGGTAAAATCCCTTGCTCCATCTCATTACAAAAATTACCAGGAACTACAGGCACTCAAGCAACGTGTGCAAACATTAGAGGCTACTTTATCAAATCCTCCTACACCGACGGCTGACCTTCTGGATTTAACATTACCTACTTCTGTTACACCAAAAGTTGATCTATTGGATTTATCAGAACCAGTCCCTGTTGTTGAAAACATATCTGCAAACCCTACTATTAGTGATATATCAGCATCAATTCAAGATTTGTTACAGTTTATACCATCTGATTCAGAAAATATTACTAGTGCGATAGATACAGCCTCAAAGTCTGAACCGCGAACAACAACGGACCCAAGAAAGTTAGGATTTGAACTAGAAGAACTTATTCATACTGCAATTACTGCACTTAGTCCATCATATATAGTGCGCCGAGAGCAGGATATTCGCACCCATTTTAGCGACCAATCATTGAATGGTGTTGATCACTGGATTACTAAGGGTGGCAATCATTATATGATTCAAACGAAGTGGCGAGAGACAACTACGCAACCCGAAGTTACACAATTCCTTACCTGTGTTGACCGCATTCAGGCTCGCTTTAAAGATAATGAAAAAGTGTTTCTCATTTGGGTGTGTAAATATCCACCAACTAAGCACGCATTAGTAACTCTAAATGAGCGTAAAGTGCAAATTATTAGTTGTAATTTATCTATCCAGGCTCTCGCCAGAAATGTAATTGACTATATCGCATCATTATCATTTGAGGATCCAACACCTGCTTATAAGGTTATTCCTATTGGTGCGTCAGTTGCAGAGGAAACACAAGCAGCGTCATTTACTGTGGCATCTCCACCACCTATAATTGCAATTAGTAGACCTGTGAAAATAGAATTCGATGATACAGAAGAGGGTAAAACTATGCGCAGAGATATGGAAAACTTTATTGAAACTAATTTAATTCATAATATTCACAGACTCATGCGTAATAGTCAATATACTAATCACAGCTCAAATTCTGTAATTGTAGATACAGCATTTCCAAAGACATTAAAAGAATGGACAAGTGGTCAGCGGCGTAAAGTAGACTTTAATAAACTTCTGCGAGATTTAAAATCGGTCAATTATCCAACTTCTAAAGAACCAAAACAACTTATGTTCTTGGAAATGTATTGTAAAATGCGTTATATTAGCACACTTCTTGCTGATATAAGTCTCAATTATACAGCCAAATATAATACATTTATAACTAAAAAATCATCCTGGATTAAGCTTCTACCAACTCTTAAATGTAATGCAGAACCAATGATGGATGAGGAATGGCGTTCTGTTGTTAAATATACTAAAGAATATATTGATCAACATAAACCTGGTATTCTCCATCTTATTAATTCTCATTATGAAAATCAATTTCCTATGCGTTATTATGTAAATTAATTAGGTGCTATGTATTTGTGTTGTGCATATAATGTTCATATTTTTGTATTACACAATCTCCAGCGGCATTCCCACATATGCATGCTGGCCGACCCAGCGCACGCTCCATGCCTGGATTTCCACGCCGGCGTCGCACGCATCCATAACTGCCTGTCTGTAAATATGGTCGACGGCTGATACGGTGAATCGTTCGACGTCTGTGCGCATAGTCAAATAGAGCATAATGGCGCGGCTGCTGCTGCTGCCGCCAGCCACGAGTCCCCGCATGGTCTCCACGTGCCGCAGCGCTCGTGGCGAAATCACACCATCCTTACGGCGGTTTCCGTGGGGAAATATGGCCATCTTTGGCGCATCTGGGCCGGCTGCCACCAGAGCCTTTGCGCGGTCCCGTGGCATACAATCAACCACGTCAGCGATGGGTGCCGATTTCACTTCGACGATTGTGCGGATGCCATCGGGGGAAAAGCCACAGAAATCGAAGCGGCATTCCGTGCCGGCCACCGCGACCTCTCGGCGAATATCCCGCAGTTCAGGGACCACAATGCCAGCAGCGAGCATTCCCGCTGCCACATCATTGGCCACTGTGGGGTGTGCACAGATGATATTTCCGTCGGCCTCTTCGACCAAGTAAATGACATATGAGGAAACACTTTTCGCGGACTGTGTGGGCATCACCCAGACGGTCGCACCGGTTGCAATTAGACCACAGCAGCCGAGGGCTGGAGTGTGGGCCATGCCTGCAGGGGAGCCGTCGATTTCAATGTCGGCGAGATATGGCGATTTGTTAATCTTTGAAGGGCGTGCGAGAACTTTAGCGCGGACGAGAGGGGCCGGCAAAGAATAGATAGGCTTGGGGCTGCCTGATTGGCTTGACTGGCTTGACATACTTTAACGAGTCCGTGGCTGCTGCAATTTACTTTAAGTCCCCCGTCCTACTTTCAGATTTTTGCGGCGGCGGCAGCAGCAGCGGCAGCGGCGGGCCCCGTAAAATTGAATAGATATCACTGCAGTTTATTAGTCGCACAAGCCGCACAAGCCGCACAAGCCAATGAGACCGTCAGTAATCACACGCATGTATAACTTCTATACTCCCACGCTCGGACGCTGGGCAATCACGTATAATTACACACTTCAAAATATGAAAATCGACAGTGCAAATACGGATCACTGTGGTTGCTGTGAAATGAAGTATATAGATAATTATTCTGCAACTGCTCCAGACGCACATAAAAGCGCAAATGCAAATGCAAATGCAAATGCAACTACAAATGACAGCGATTTGCTGCCATATTGTATGTAAAGTATTAAGCCCGACAATAACACCAACCCTGGCGCGCGGCAATTGCGGCAACCCCAGCCCCAGAAACACCGCACACCCCTAATAGTAATAACCCGATGAACATTCCGCCATCTGTATGGGGGCCGTTTTTTTGGCTAACAATGCATATTGTGGCGCTTGCATATCCGAATAATCCCACATATACGGATAAGCGGGCAGCCAAACAATTCTTCGAATCGCTGGCAAACTTGCTGCCGTGCCCCATATGCCGCGAGCATTATAAGACTCATCTTACCCGCTTTCCGCTCACCCCGAGCATTGATAGTCGCAAGGACCTTTTTAAATGGACCGTTGATATTCACAATGAAGTCAATAAGATGCATGGAAAACCCGAGTGGACGGTCGACGAGGCGATGGCGTATATTGCGCAATTAGGGGAGCGAAAGCGGTCGCCTATTGTAACTGCACGGGACTTTAACGAAATGAATCTTAAATCGTATATCAAGGGTCTCCTTACGGGCGGTGCGGTCATCGGTGTGGCAGCTGCAGTATTCTGGTGGATGCGCACACCGTCATCGCTCGATGCCGGCTACGGGGTTGCGACCGGCAGCGGGGCGCCGTCGGCCGCGCATTAATGCGGGCTCTGGGCAGCAAAGGTGTTATACAATAATAGAGTATGGCTTCAAATAACTTCCTAAAAGCACAAAATGGACAAAAAGGTATCCTTACCGGCGCACTAACTGCTCCATTTGCCGGTCTCACGGGCCTTACGGGCCTCGCCGCATCTGCAAATAGTGGTGCGAGCGGTCCGTTCAATTGGAAGGCGGCTGGTCTGGTCATCCTTACGGTGGCCCTGGTTATATTTATATTGCTCGTAATTGCCCATTACACAATTCGCCCTATATTTAAGACCCGCGAAGCCGGCCCAGGCATAATTCCTATACCGACCGTCGGCAAGGATGCCACTGGGATTTACTGGACGGATCGCTCCAAGCCCCTCTCAAGTGCCGATACGGTGCTGGGTGAGAATGACACAGGGACGGTCAATTATTCCATGGCGATAGACATATTACTCCAGGACCCATCCGTTCAATCGGCCGCAGAACGGCCAATCTTCTGGCGTTCAAGCCGCGAAGTCCCGGATACACCGAGTAATCCCAATGGACCTGCAATTACACAAATGGTGGGAAGTTTCAACTTTGCCGTCTATTTGGCGAACTCCACGAACGACTTGGTGGTGTCCGTTCTCACGACCGGTGGGCAGATTGAATCGGTGCCTGTGGCGAATATCCCAGTGGGGAAACCTTTCCGCCTCGGCATCATCCTAAGTGAACGTTTCCTGGAGGTATACCTCAATGGCCGGCTCTATAAAACGCGAAATCTGGCATCCGCGCCTCTGGCCGTCGCAGGTTCCTTTATGCCAGCGAGTGGACCCTATAAGGATATGGCGGTGGTCCGCAACTTGCGTCTATGGAAGGGGGCTATTTCGCCAGCCGAGATGCGCTATTTACCCGCCCTGCCTGATACGGCGGCAATGCAAGGTAAGAAGCGGAATACTGACCTATCTGTGGATCTCGCTGCGCAACTGTGCGGTGCAGTGAAAGTTCCCGAGACTGTTAAGAATGTTATACGTGAAGTAAATCCGTCGCCAGCACTGGTCAGTGCATCCGATATGCCGCCAGTGCTGGCCAGTGCATCCGATATGCCGCCAGCACTGGTCAGTGCATCCGATATGCCGCCAGTGCTGGCCAGTGCATCCGATATGCCGCCAGTGCTGGCCAGTGCATCCGATATGCCGCCAGTGCTGGCCAGTGCATCACAATAATAATCTTTAGAATATCAGTTAGAGAATTATGGAAATTACTACAACATATTATGTGGGCTTCTTGCTTATAATAGTGCTAGTTGCATATGTTGTGGTCGTTTTTTACAAAGGTCCTGCCAATGAAAAAGCGGTCGACTTCGAAACACCCGATGGAAATCTCAGTAAGGAGACTGTGGTCCTGAACTCCGATGCTACCCGGGCTATGTTATTTAGCGAGGGCGGTTCCACACTGATGGTATATATCTATATGAAGGGTGTAGATAAGACCGCCAAGGTCAATGATGTGGCACCGGCTATCCTCCGTATTCCTGATATAATGGAACTCCGTTGTGTGGCATCGCACGAAAAAGTCAATGCAGAACTAGCCATTAACACGAAGAATACGGCAACCGGCAAGACCGTGGCCGAAACGATGACCCTTCCGTCGATTCCTCTACAGAAATGGGTGTGTTTCACTATTCTCCGCGATGGACGCCGGTTCGATGTCATGTATAATGATAAGGTCGTGGCGAGCAAGCGACTAGCACATATGCCCACCTATATGTCGAGCGAACTCCGAATGGGGTCGGTGGGAGCCCTCGGTGTATATAACATGGGGCGCGTCTTCAACTACCGCCTCTCCTTTGCCGACGTGAAGACCGAACTTCGCCGCACATCGGACAGTCGCCACAAGCCTTCCACTGCTGGTGCGGGTATTGAAATGGGCAGCATCTTCGATATTTTCCGCTGCCCCGGCGGCATCTTCTGTGGAAAGTCTACACCGGCGCCTAGAAACCCAACGGAGGTGTGGGAGACTCCCTATGCGTAGGCCGCTGCTGCACCCGCCGTCCTAAATTCCGCAACTCCATAACAGAATGGACGCAGATACTGGGGCAACAATTGGAAATGTTTTCAAAGTTGTCTTCATTGTGGCTGCCGTGGTTGCTCTCTACTATTTGTATAACTACCTCTTCGTGCGCAGTGTGGACTCAACTGTCACTATTTTTCGCGAGGTGAAGAACGTCAATCAGGTTCAGGCGCTTACAAAGACGAGCGACCAGTTCCCACCTCTTCTGGAGGGCGGTGAGTATACGGCCAGTTTCTGGCTCTATATCCAAAACTGGGGGTCGCGCACCGGCTACAATAAGCACGTGCTTTCAATCGGGTCTGTTGCCAACGGCTTCTATACACTTGTCGTCTTCCTCGGTGCTAATAGCAATACCCTCCATATTCGTGTGCAGGCCAATGACTCTACTACGGGCTCGGGTCCATCGGCAATACCGGCACTCACGAATACCAATGTAGCTGCACTCTTCGCCAACCCCATGGTCGGTGACGGATCCAATCTCCCCGGTGTTTCTGCAGATATTCCTAATATCGAGATGCAGAAGTGGACGCTTGTCTCCATCGCCCTTAATGGCAATTCTATCGATGTCTACATGGATGGTAAGTTGGCTAAGTCGGTTGTCGCCCCCAGTTTCTTCCGCGTGCCCCAGGGTGGCTACCAGTTGACGGCATTTGCTTCAAATGGGTTCGGTGGTTATATGTCCAATCTCCAGTTGGCGGCGTCGGCAATCAACCCCGAGGAGGCCAATCGTCTCTATCAGGCTGGCCCCGTGGGTGTATCGTCTTTCCTTGAGTGGCTGCGCAGTTTCTTTGACCCGACTGCCATGGAGAATATGATATATCCGAAGATGAATTAGTGTGGCGCATATCCAATTTCTCTTATAGACAATTAGATGGTTCCTCTAATAATCTTTTAGAATTAAATATATTATTATGATTTGCCGTCGGCAAATCCTGATAATATTTCCGCCAATATTCTAAAAGACAATTAGATGGTTCCTCTAATAATCTTTTAGAATTAAATATATTATTATGATTTGCCGTCGGCAAATCCTGATAATATTTCCGCCAATTCTCTAAAAGACAATTAGATGTCGTCCCCTAATTCCCCTATGAATACTGGAACAGGTGGCCATTCTTATCCGGCACAGGCAGTGTTGGCAGTGGTCATTCTCCTTGTTATGCATATTGTATACTTTTCCACCGAATATCTGTATCGTTTGATGAAGGGGGTCAATAAGACGCAAACCGATCTCATTCCATTTACGGCAACATCGTCGAAGATGTATTCGTTTGCCCAGAATCCCGCCGATGGCAACTCAAAGTCGATTTATCTGTCCGATAATGAGCGCACAGGGGCTGAGTTCACCTACAGTTTCTTCCTCTTTATCGACCCGACCTGCTTCGGAACTCATGATGGACTCCTCCATATATTCCATAAGGGCTACAGTTCGCAATATCCGCTACTCGGCCCCGGTGTCTACATGCATAATAATAAGAATACACTCCGTGTCTATATGAATACATTCGGCTCGTGGAACTCCTATGTGGACGTGGAGGGCTTCCCAGTTAAGAAGTGGGTGCACGTTGCGCTAGTTTGCGAGGAGAACGGTCTAAATGTGTTTATTAATGGCAATATTGTGAAGCGCCTCAATTTCAAAAAATCGGTTCCTTACCAGAATTTCCAGAGCGTCCATGTGTTTAGCCAGCGCCGTCTTGTTGTGAACGGTTCTAAAATACCGTCTCTCGAAGGTGAGGACTTCAATGTTATGGGGAGTGTGCGCGGGTCCATAAGTCTGCTCACATACTACAGCTATGCACTAAGTTATACGGAGCTTAACGGTATTCTGCAGGCCGGTCCATCTGACAAGGTCGACCCTGATTCACAGGAGAAGCCGCCTTATTTAGCGGATGATTGGTGGGTGACGTCACAGTAAGGGGTTGGTTGCTGCTGCGCGGTAGCTGCTGCGCTGGCCTATTAAGGAAACAATATAGGTAAGTAGTAAGAGTTATGCCCGGCGGCGGTATATATGGATTTGTTACATATGGTTCGCAAAATATCTTATTAAGTGCGAACCCAGATATGTCTTATTTTTACAAGGTATATAGAAAGTATACACATTTTGCCGAAGAATCGTTCTCGCTTCCATTCGACGGCCCGAATGAACTGAAGTGGGACCAGCCCATCCAGATTCGTGTGAAATTTGCGCGTTATGCGGATCTTATGCGGGATGCGTATTTTGTATTTACGTTGCCCGATATTTATTCGAAGTATGTGGATGCTCGCCAACCATACCAATATGAATTTGCATGGACGCGCTTCATTGGTTGCCGCATTATCCAGAATTGCGCCGTCTTCGTGGGCGGGCAGAAAATCCAGGAGTTCGACGGTGCCTACATGGCAATGAAGGCTGCAACTGATATGGACAATACACGGTATGAGAAGTGGCGCACACTGGTGGGTGATGTGCCAGATTTATATGACCCTGCTAATGGTGAATATTCGGGCGGCCTTACAAGCGGTGCTGTGCAGGGGGCTTATCCTACCGTCTATCCGAATCCTGATTTATCAGGGGTCGCCCAGACAAACCGCCCGTCCATCTTTGGGCGCGACATTTATGTCCCGCTCCCTTTCTGGTTCACACAGGACTCGACGCTGGCGCTACCTCTCTGTGCTCTCCAGCAGCAGGAGGTCGAAATCCAGTTGACGCTGCGTCCCCTAAAAGAACTTTACACAGTGAAAGACCTGAGTGGCTATACGGTGGCCCCTGGGTATTACATGAGTGCAACGGCAGATCAATACTTGCGAAATCTGCCGGCATATACGGAAATTGCCACAACGGACATTAATAATTATTATATTAATAACTTCCTGGTGGACATCAATTATACTACACCACTTAAAAATGAGATTCCTTATAATCCGCGACTATATGCGACGTATGTATATTTGACAGACGAAGAGCGTGTGGTGTTTGCCAGCACGGAACTGAAGTATATAGTCACACAGTCAACGCGCTACAATTATCCGTCCGAATATAAGCGCAATTACCTGCAATTAGAGATTCACAATCCTATCACACGACTTCTAATTGCACCACGTCGCAGCGATGTAATATATCGTAATGACCAATTCAATTTCACAAATTGGCTCGACGGAAAAGCGCCGTTCTTGCCGACGCCAAGTCTGGCTCCACCGGCGAGCAGTTATAAAACCTCTGGGCTGTTGCTACCTCAGGGCCAGCGTGATATTATTCGAAATATAAAGGTTATATGCGACGGCAATGAAATCCAGGACGACCGACCGGCCGCCTATTTCACCCATGTGGTCCCTTACAAATATTACGACGGCGCCAACAGGCTCCGTATAGCCCCCTATCCATTTTCACTTCGCCAGTCGGCAGTTCAGCCGACGGGTTCCATAAATGCCAGCCGCATTCGCAATTTCCAGGTCGACTTTGACCCTTGGCCACTGCCCGCTCCGACAACCTATGTGTATGATGTGACTATCTATGTGGAGTCAATTAATTGGGTTGTCATCGCCAGTGGCATGGGCGGCCTCAAATATGCTGTGTAAGGTGGCAGGTGAACTATTTGCGGGCTTTTTATAAGCACCCCCGTCATCCAGCATGCCGTTAAAACGAAATGATGGGTCCTACATACGTCTCCACGATATGGATGAACTGGCAATGGCGGGCACCGCCAAGGCGAGTTCTCGACCACAGGCGTTTTCAGATTCTTTCCTTATTATTCCTCAGTCGCTACCTCCTGCTGCAGCGCCGCCCTCCTCACCGGCACTCGCCGTCCCCTTTTCCGCATTTAGGGCGCGCTTCGACTGTGCGTGGTGGGCCGAGAAAGTGATCAGCATATGTCTTCACATTTCACTCATCAGTTTATTCGAAACGGTTTTCTTCTTCGCCTATATATCTCGCACAGAAGACACCGCTCTCCTAAAAGCAGTGGGTGGGTTCGTCGGTGAATTTGAGACAGCCTGTGCGGTGTGGCCGGCGGCCGAAACAGCGGTTATCCGTGATATTGCGGAGGCTCTCGTAAATGCTAGCGCGGTCGCAACGGAGGCCGGCGCTGCGGCAGTCCAGCGCGCTATCTATAATGCCGGCCTAGAGCGCCAAGCATGGGCGTATTTCGGAGGACTCGCCGGTGCAACCGCACTCCTAATTGCAGTCTCCGTGAAAAAACGCTACACTATTCAATGGCGCCGCATATGGGCCGAAAATGTGGCCTTGGTGGGTCTATTAGGGATGTATGAGTTCCTATTTTTCCGCACAATTGTCTATAATTATACGTCACTAACGGCTGCCGAGTTGAAATGGGATGCGCTGCGACAAGTGAATACCAGCTGTGCCATTTTTTAAGCGAACTTTTAGGCTGGGTGTTTCATAGAATGAATAGTGCATCGGCCCAACAACCGATACAGGCAACCAAGCGTGCCGAATTGGAGACCGAACAGACCGCCAATAACGCCCGTAAAAGTGATGTAGTGATTGCAAAGTATGCAATGGCCGATATTCTCATAATTGACCAGGCGATTGCGTCGGCCCTCGATTATATCGTAAAGAATCCGACAGCCGATGCAAAGACAATCGAAAAGGGGCTCGTCCAGTATGCCGCGGTTATAGAAAATGTGAAAAGCACACTGCTGGCGCGAACTTTTCTGGGGTATTTGGCCATTGAATTACCGGCATTTGCGGCAGCGGGTGCTCTAAATGAAGTAAAGTTATCGTCGGCTGACCAAAAGTCTTTTAAAAGTATCGGCGGTCAGGCCCAACAGTTCCTGGATGGGGCGCGCAAAAAGAATGTGGCGCCCCTTAAAGACTACTTGAATACAGCGGTAAAGTATATTAGGCAGTTGGTTGAAGCCACACCGGCTGTGAAAAATACCGTCGAAGCCTCTTTGCTGTCCCTGCCTGCATTCGCTGATATAAAGAATGCCTATCTTTCCAACGCCCAGATTGGGGGCGATGAAACCGATAATACAATTGCCATTGCCAGTTCGGCGTTTGTGACCAGTCTTTTAGTCGGTGTCTTTATCGCACTTTTCTTTTGGGGAGGCAGTCTGGCGGCAAACAGTGTTGTCTGGAGACACGCGGCCTATCGCATACTTTACTTTATTTGGGGCGGGGTGTTCTTTGTGTTTACTATTCCATATTATATGATATATGTTAATTTGATAAAAGACCACCCATTAGCTACGTTTGCTGGTGCAATACCTTTACGGGTGCCGGCGCCAGTTGAGGAGGAGGAAGTAGCGGCAGTGGCAGCAGAGGAGGCAGAGGAGGCGACTTTATGGTCGGCTCTCCTTTTCCCTGTGCGACTCTTTAAGGGGCTCTTTTCATGGATGGGGCCGGTGTTGTTTGAGTATAAGAAGGATGGTGAATACGATGACTATGTAAGTGCAGAACAGGCCGCGTGGAATGCTGAAACGGCGGCGGTTTCGGGTGCAACGGCGGCGGCACCAGCGCCAGCGCCAGCCGCAGCACCAGCATCCATCTAAAAGTATCTCCCTCAAATTAGATTATGGCCCGTCCGTTTGTATCCGTTGTGACCCCAACATATAATCGCCGGCGGTTTCTCCCACTCGCCCTCGACTGCTATTTAGCGCAAACATACCCAAAGGACCGCATGGAATGGATTATTCTTGATGACGGCACAGACTGTGTGCGCGACCTCTTTGAGTCGACCATTACCCCGAAAGTCCCGAACGCCCGCTATATTCGGCTAGAAGAGAAGGCGCTTATTGGAAAGAAGCGCAACATATTAAATGCAGAAGCCAAGGGGGATATTATTATTTCATGGGATGACGACGATTTCTACCACCCTGAGCGCGTGTCACATGCGGTATATAGACTCATGTCGAACCCCAAGATTGAACTGGCCGGTAGCACAATGCTCTACATGTATTTCTTCGACACTGAGGAGATTTACTCAGTCGGTCCCATTAATCCTCGCCACGCCACTAACGGCACATTTGCAATTCGCAAGTCGTATGCTAAGACGCATTTATATGATGAAACGGTGACTCATGCAGAAGAGAAGGTTTTCCTAGAGGAGTATAAGCATCCACTTACGCAACTCGACCCTATGAAGATTATGCTTGTTATGGCACATTGTAATAATACATATGACAAACGCAAAATGCGCGACTCAGGTGTGCCCAACCCGCTGCTCAAGAAGACGAAGTATAAGTTGAAGGATTTCATTAAGGATGTCAAATTGCGTGAAAAGTATGCAAATATTCGCCGCCAGGAAGTGGAAAATCCTGTGCATATGCCGATGTTAGATCGCGAACCCAATACAATTCCTGCCAACCCAGCCATGGCTGCACGCGAGCGGGCAATACAAGATGCAATTAAGAAAACCGGCCAAACAACCGGTCTAATACCACTTTCCGCATTTGTAGGGGTTCCTGCCACATCACAGGTTGCCGAACCGTCAGACCCAACGCCTAAAGGTGATATTGAAAACTAATAGTAAATATATGGCCGACGCAGCACCCGCACCACCCGACGCCCATGTAGCCAACGAGTTCTATCCATATATGCATAACACATATGCACATATGAATCGCCACAATTTTATCAAAATGCTCGACAATGCCTATGCACTGTCCCTAACTGCAACTTCCCCACGAATTCCAGCACCAGCCCAAATCAAAATACCCTTAAAAGACCACCAGGAAGCCCTCTTGTATGAAATGGAACAACGCGAGGTTGCTCTTAGAAATGGCCTTACATGCACAGATAATACTCAACTTTTTTCACGCTACGCCATCCTAGGTGATTCTGTAGGTGCCGGCAAATCTCTAACTGTGCTTTCCTATATTGCACATATGAAAGGGCGTCAACTGGCATCCCCGCCTTATATTCATAAAGCATCGAACCCGTATCTCTATTCTCTTTGGAATGCAACTCAGCCCACAAATACCAGCCGTGCAACCCTAATTGTAATACCACATCAATTATATAGACAATGGGCGGACTATATTAAAAACCAAACAACACTCACTGTCGCCTACTGCAAAACTCGCAAGTTCTTCGCCGACCCTGAAAAGGCCGCTGCAGAAATTCGCGCGGCAGATGCCGTCCTAGTCTCAAACACCCTCTATCAGACTCTCCATGATTTTGCGACGGAACACTCCATTTCATGGGAGCGCATTTTCGTTGACGAAGTGGACAGTATTGAAATCCCGTCGACTCGCACACCCCTATGCGCAGAATTCACATGGTTTATTACAGCCACTTGGGCACCGCTATTAAGTGTCCAAAATATGTATATAACAACAAGCACACTCGAATATTTCGTATCACACGGAGATATTAATCTTGATACAGTTCACGACGATTTTAAACGGCATATACTGGTGCCTGCGCTTCAGAATGCTCGCCGTAACAATAGTCTTTTATTTGAGAAGCAATGGCAGTCCATTAATTTCTTCAAGTCGTTTTTAACAACCCACCCTAATCGCTATAATCTTGTTATACGTTCTGCCGACGCATTTAGGGATGCAAGTCTGGCCCTTCCTGACTACACATTTGAGGTGATTCGCTGTAAGGCAACTCTCCAGCACCGCCTTGTGAACGCTCTACTTGCGCCGCGGGTCCAGGAAATGCTACATGCAGGTGATGTCCAAGGAGCATTTAGGGAATTGGGTGTCGAGGAGACGGCTGAGATGACACTGGTCGACGCGGTCATGATTAACCATAAGAAGGAACTGGCACGACTTGAGCAAACTTACGCGTTCAAACAGGGACTTGACTATGCTACCCCCGCCGCCAAGGCTGCTGCCCTCGAAAGCCTCGGGGCCAAAATCACATCCCTAAAAGCACAGATTGCTGCATTTGAAGAGCGTGTTGCGGATATTGACACACAGACTTGTAGTATTTGCCTGGATAACCCTGTCGCACCTGTGTGTGTGCCGTGCTGTAAACAAATTATGTGCGGTGCATGTATTCTACAATGGCTCAGCACACGGCAAGTGTGTCCCATGTGCCGCGAACCGCTGTCCGTGCGGCAGTTGCGGCGAATCACAAAAGAAAAGGCGGCGCCGAAAAGTGTAGCGGCGGCGGGCAGCACCGAACTCCTCCGCAAATCCGATACACTCCTAAAAGTCATTCGTGAAAATCCTGCGGGAAAGTTCATCGTCTTTAGTCGGTATGAAAATCCATTTGATGGTATTATGACAGACCTCCAGACAATGGGCGCGGCGGTCGAGCAGGTCCACGGGAATAAAGACATGGTCCACGGAATTCTCAATCGATTCCGTGAGGGACAGACGCGGGTTCTCTTGCTGAATCTGGATAACTTCGCCGCAGGTCTAAATTTGGAGGCGGCTACGCATATTATATTATACCATGGTGGCTTGACGGGCATAGAGCGCCAGCAAATTATAGGGCGGGCGCAACGTTTAGGGCGAACGACACCCCTAAAAGTTGTGCAATTATTGAATGAAAGCGAGTAAATTACTTGCGCTTTGTGGACCGAGGTGCTGGCATAGCGGCAACTGGTGGTGCAGTTAGAGAAATGGCGCCAGTATACTTACTAACTGGGGATACAGCAGAATAATCCGAGATGAGTCGCAGATTCACCCCTGATTCTTCCGTAAGCCGCAGCATTTCCTTCCATGTGTTGAAGAGCGCGGACTGCTTTGTTAGCACCCATGTATATTCGAGAGATTCCATGGGAGGCGGCTGGCCGGTGTAGGGGATTGCATTTAGATATTGGTTGGGATATTTGAGTTTGAAATTGTTGGATATTCCGAGGAGCACCCAACATTGATGGAAGAACGCCCAGTAGTCGGCTGTGTCACTTGTGGAACATAAGTTGTGGATTTTCTTATAGTGCATCCATGCATCCGCTGTGTCAGACGCCTTAAGACGCGCAGGCAGATTTTGGTGAAATAGCAGACCGGCCAGATTTGCATCCTTCGTTTCCATGTCAAGTTCACCATATAGGTCCCATAAATGATAGAGACTGAACCAGGCCGCATTGTATGTGCTGGGCGATTCATCGGCATCGGGTGTATCATCATCAGTCGCAGCACTGGCAATACATGCGTCTGCCGCCGCTCCACCTGGACTAACACGCATACTTGCCAATGATATTTCGTCACCGCGCAGAAGCTGTCGCAAATCCATGGTAGTCTCGGTCGATTTCAGAGGACGACCGAGCCATTTACTTAGGATATTTTCCCGCGGGCGATCGACAGGGCACACTTCACAGAGACGCAGAATTTGCTGCATTTTGCGGCCGCAAATTTCATTACAAATAAGGACAAGTGGTGTTTTCTGCTGGTCCTTCTTATTGTCGCGCAAATACTTGAGAAGTTCCTGAAGGCCGCCGCGCTCGCCCTGGCTGAGGCCATCCATTTCGTCTAGCACCACAATATGACCATTGGGGTATTTGGGCGAGGCCCACGATGAAATCCCCGCGTTTTCCAGGAGCGGCAAAATAATATCCCTAAATGCCGACCCTGTGCGTGTATGAGATGCGTTTAGTTCCTTGGCCCAATAGCCGGCTGACTGACATACACGGTGCACGAGAGTTGTTTTTCCAATTCCTGGCGGACCGACGCATAGAAAGGCGGGGGTTGGGCGATTGCGCAACCATGTTTTCAATTTCTCTTCAATTATTGGATGAAGACAAACTGTATTATCAAGTGTGACTGCCGCTGGTGAAACTGCATTCACACCTGGCGCAATTATATTATGACTGGGACCGGACATACTATATCCTAACGGCCGTGAACGATATTTAGGCAGGAGGCTTAATCAGGGGGACACACTTGGGGGTTTCGCCGAGAGGGTCCCTCAAGGGACACACTTGGGGGTTTCGCCGAGAGGGTCCCTCAAGGGACACACTTGGGGGTTTCGCCGGTGCCACCAGTCGCCGTGCCAAGTGCACCTGGGAATGTGCACACCTCCCCGTCGGTTATACCCTCCCATGTTAGACCCGCGGCAATGGCATTCTGACAAAGAATCCGCTTCCTCTCCTGGACATCCGTCTGGCCGACATCAAGATTGAAATAGAAGGAGTCACTTGACGGGGGACTAGAAGGGGTATACTTGTCTAGCCACGGAGCAATCACGTCAGGCTTTTTAGATACACCTATTACATCTATGCATGTATTTTGAGTTATCCCGCCGATTGTGCGCCTGTAGAACTGAAGATAGTCGGGACAAGTATTTACCACAGGAGGCCACTCGATCTTCTTATTAAGTGCCGATGCACCCTCAAACCAGCGTGTGCCGTAGAACACGAAGATGAGAATCGAGCCGACGAGGAAAAGAATAGCAGTCAGTAGGCGACCGGATTTGAACAAATAGGAGGTTCCGCCGAGCCCAATTATGATGCTCGTAAATATATAAAGTATCATAAACCAGTCCATTCTATCTATTCCTCTAAATGATTTTCTCTGGTGCCACCAGTTGCGCGTGCATTCAGTAAAGTGTGTATGTATAAATAATATACAGACATACTTTAATTTATATTAAATTTGATATATTACGATATTACTAAATGTAAAGACCAGTAGCCGCCGCTTTGCGGCAATATGCCTCCGCACCTATTAAGCAAGCTTAATAGGCGCGGACGACTCGGCAAAGCCGAGCGACGCCGTGCTTACTGTTTAGTAAGCACGGACGATTGCCGCTTTGCGGCAATATGCCTCCACACCTATTAAGCTTGCTTAATAGGCGCGGACGAAAGGACCAGGGGCGCCGACGCCACGGAAGCCGACCTCGATGTAGCCACAGAGAGCATCAGAGTCAGCGCCAGAGTAGGTGCCGAAGTTCTGCTCCGTGGTGGAGACACCCGCGGCAAGGAGCTGAACACGGCGGAACGTGCGGCCAGACGAGACGATGGTCTCACCGAGATCCTTGAGGATGGCCGCACCAGAGGAGAGCGCAGCGTGGGCAGGGAAGCCACCGGCCGCAGCGGCACCCGAAACAACCCAAGGGGCAGGCGAGAACGAACCCGTGACACCAACCGTCTGGGAGTTGTAGGTGAGGCGGGGGGCGACACCAGAGTCAGCCGTGAAGGTGAAGACCGACGACGTGACGAGGCCAGGATTGGCAACGAGAGAAGGGATGGGGCGGAAGTGGGAACCACGGGGGATCTGGGCGAGCTGAGAAACGACGGACGACATTTGCTTATATCTGATGCCAACAAAAAAATCGCGCGCCGGTGGTCCGATAGGAATCTTGGCGAGAATCAGATATGGACAATCGTCAGCCCGATTTCAAGCTGCCGTATACAACGAGCGGTTATATGGGCCAAAATGGCCGCGTCAATTTGGCAGCACCCGGTGCCGGTATTAACACAGTCCCTGACAGCGCCGGCTTCAAACACCAGTCCGCCCCGGATGCCAAGGCTGCCACAGATCTCATTCGCGGCAATTTTGAAGAAACGCCGGTAAGTCGCGCGTTTTTCAGCCAGGCCAATATGCTCTATCTACAGAATGCAATTAGGCGTGATGTGTATGAGAAAAGTAAAGAAAAACAGTGGGTGATTGACCCACAGGATATCGATGAGTTGAAGATCATCATGCGCTCCCTTTACCTCCGCTATGGTCTCAATCTCCCAGATAATATTCCACAGCAAGTTGCCGACCTCAACCGCACAGTTCTTGACTATGCCGTCCCCCGCATCCTAAGTGAAGTCGAATACTATTTCTATTATCTGCGCGACATCAGCAATATGCCTAATCCGATTGAACGGCCGGTCAATATTTCCCAGGCCGGCACAAAGAGTTTCCCGCTACAGCAGTTTATATAATCATAATATGCACGCATAGTCAATTATATGATTATATGGGTTTACTTGCGCTTCACTGTGCGGCCCCCAACATTCTTGGGGGCCGCCACGGGAGTCTCCATCGGAGCCACATTATTGCTAGAAGAAGCCGTCTTATTTTCAACACCACCACCCTTTACGAGCCCGCGGTTTTATTCTACTGCCAACATAAGCCTAAATTCCCACTGCGCACCTATATTAAATCATGGCATGGACTGCCGCCACTATAGAAGCCAAACTTTCCCAGCGATACTTTACAGGCTCTCTCATACATAATCCATCCCCTCTCGCCGACCAGGCCAACCCCGTCGTCGCAGCCTTTAGAAACTTTACCAACGACGCCAACCGGGTCCCGCACACATCCGTCGTCATGCCCGTCCATAATCAGCGTGAAATTATCACACGTAATCTCAATTCCCTAATTGTAAACATTGCAGGCACGTTTGAACTTTTTATTATTTGTGATGCTTGCACCGACGGAACCCTCGAAGCAATATCGGCCTGGGTGTCCACCCTGCCTACAAATCTTTATACACGCGACATCCTTCTTTTTAGCGTAGTCCTAATTGACCAGTCCACGCCCGTGTTTGAAACCACCGCCGATAATATGGGATTCATCCTGGCCCGTGGTCGCTACGTGCTGGAGGTCCAAGCAGATATGCGTATGATTCAATACGGATTCAATCGGCAATTAGAAAAGGCGTTTGCCACCGGTGGTGATGTATTCGCTGTTTCGGGACGCTGCGCACATGATTACCGTGGTGTTTCAGGGCTTGGTAAAGTAAGCCAACATGTAGAAGAACGTTCTAATATTCCCCTTGACCACCTCGCAAATTTCTTCGTCCACCAAACATGCAATCGCGGACCACTCCTAATTGATCATGCACGCCTAGCCGAACTCGGCTTCCTTGATGAACAAAACTTTTGGCTTGGAGATGATGAACATGATTTAATGGCCCGCGCTGCCATCCATGGATGGGTTTGTGGGCATATCCCTATAGAGTTTATATCACCGCTTAGTGATGGTTCCACGCGTAAGCCCCGCAGCCCCACCAATCAGGCCGTCTATGATGCTCGTAAAGCCCGTGCACAGCCAGCGGCTACAGCCTTGCAGGCCGCAAAAGAAAAAAACGCGCCATATACACCCTCAATTAGACCATTAATTTAATCGCTTCTACCACATAGGTTTACTTGCGACCTCCGCCACCCGCCTTCAGCGCCAACTTCTTCTTCGGGCCACCCGCACGACCTGCTGCAGCAGTCGCATCATACTGCTCATTACGGTCCGCCACGAACTTTGCCCACGCCTCCTCGAAGGCCGCCAACTCCCCCAGCCAAATCGCCGACGGCGTGGTTGCCTCGAGCGCCGCAATATCCGCCTGCGCCCGTGCAATCTCCTCCTCCAACTCCGTAACTGCCTTCGCCTTGATACGGTCAATCCGCATCTTCAAGACATACTCATATGCCTTGATGTTGCCAGGCTCCTCGGGCAGTGAAATCGGAGGCACGCCCGCGGCCCGAATCGCGGCCACAATCTCATCGTCTTCCTTCCGCGCAATCACAATGCGGTCCTCCAGCACACCGCGCACAAACAGGAGGCGCCCCTCCAACTCGGCCAGTGCCGCCCGCATAGTCTCTAACTGCACCGCCTTGCGACGTCCATACGCATCCAGACGAGGCCCATAGTATGCCTCGAGAATATCGCCCACCGTCCCATACTTCGTAATTGCACCCGCCGGCGAGAATGCGTGCATGTTAGTCGTCTTAAATGACGAAGTCAACTTGAACTTCTTTTCAAATGCGGCCACATCAGCCCGCCATTCCTCATACTTGTCCTCTGTGAATGTCAGCGTAATAACAACCTCAATATCGTTATTGCTCTCCTTGAAATTCTGCAGCCCCGTTGGCTCGGCCTCCTTGCCAGCCTTCCCTGCGGATGACACAGAGGCCCCGTCGCCTCCCGCGCCACCACCTGCAGCCCGCGCAGCCTTCTTCACGCCCTTCTCGACCTCCTCCTCGGCGACCAACATGCGCTCCAGCATCTCCTTATAGTCGAGCGACCAGGTCCCCACGGGCAACTCTGTAATGGTCACCGTGCGACCATCAGGATTGAATGTGTAGACGCCGTGCGTAATCCATGTAACATCGTCCTTCCGTGTTACACGCCCCTTGAAGCCGAACCACCAGGGGTCGAGTGCGCGCCCCTCCAGCGTCGCCAACTTGTCATTTAGGCGGGCGCGCAGGAGTGCGACGATTTGCGCAGGATCATAACTGGGAATATCCGTGGAGAACCCCGTGCCAATTCCCGAGCACCCATTAATTGCCAGCAAAGGCACGACAGGCAGGTAGTGGTCAGGTTCGACGACCATGCCGTCGTCGTCGAGGTAGCGCAGAATGGCTGCATCGGCCTTCTTGAAGAGGGTCTCTACAATCGGCATGAGTCGCGTGAAGATATAACGAGGCTGAGAGGCATCCTTGCCGCCCTGCAGACGGGACCCGAACTGGCCCTTAGGGAGGAGGAGATTGATGTTGTTGGACCCGACAAAGTTCTGCGCCATGCCGACAATGGTCGAGTTCAGCGACGCCTCACCGTGGTGATATGCCGCGTGCTCCGAAACGTAGCCGGCGAGCTGGGCCACCTTCACCTCCTCGTGCAGGTTCCGCTTCATGCAGCCGAACAAGATTTTGCGCTGGGAAGGCTTCAGACCGTCCATCACGGACGGCAGAGAGCGAATATTGTCGGCATTCGAGAAATGGATGAGTTCGTCGTTGATGAACTGGCTGAAGGGAACATGGCCGACCGTCGAGTCAATTGTGCGACGCGCATCATAGCCAGCCAGCCATTCCTTGCGGTCATCCGCACGCTTCTTGCTAAATGCCAGCGTAAGGCTGTCATCGGCCCGTGGGTCCCATTCATACTTGATCTCGCTCAACTTCTTGAACCACTCACGCGCCTCGTCGGGCGTCGACGTGCCAAGACCCTTATAATATTTGATGTGCCAGCCGCGCACAGGATTCTGCTCCTTCCACGCATCGAACTGTGGAATGCTGTAGAATGGAAGCACCTCCTTGCCCTTCGTCGCCTTGATAATGGGGGTCATCAGGGAGCACACGAAATCGGTCTTCAGGAGGGACGGCCACTCAGAGTGCAGCAGATTCATGACAAGGCCCTTGATGTGCGAACCGTCGTGGTCCTGGTCCGCCATAATCATGATGCGGCCATAGCGCAGGTCCTTCGTGTCGCTGTAGACCTTGCCAGTCTCGAGACCCAGAATCTTCTTAATTGCAGTAATCTCCTCGTTCTCCATCATCTTCTTCGCACTCACATCGCGAACGTTCAGAAGCTTACCCCGCAGAGGAAACACGCCCCAGCGCTCACGACCCACAATCAGGAGCCCTGAAATGGCGGACGTGGCGGCCGAATCACCCTCAGTTAGGATGAGTGTGCACTCCTTCGACTTGGCCGTGCCGGCCCACTCCGCGTCGGTCAACTTGGCGATGCCGCGGAGCGTGGACCGCTTCTTGCCGTCCGTCTTTTTGGCGTCGCGTGCCTGCTTGGCCTCGAGAAGTGCAGCGGCCTCGTCGAGGAGGCCCAGTTTGATGAGTCCCGTGATGAACTTCTCACTAATTGCGGGCTTAGAGCCGAACTTTGTGGCCGGTGTGGTGAGGGTCTCCTTGCTCTGCGAGTCGAATGATGGGTTGACGATGGTGGCGTTGACGAAGTAGAAGACACTGTCCTTCAGTTGCCCTGGGGTGACCTCGACCTTCTTCTTTTTCGCGACTTCACAGAACTCCTTCATAACATGGCGGGTAACCGCCTCGACGTGCTTGCCACCCTTTCGTGTATTAATGCCGTTCACGAAGGAAATCTGCTTGTCGTCGGGCAGGCCCTCCTCCTCAGAGCAGAGCTGGCGCGTCAGCACACATGCGACCTCCCAGCGAGGCCCCGCCTGCTCATGCACCATACTAACTGCACCCTCACGGAGGAACAGACGGACGAACTTCTCGAAGGAATTCGCCGGCGCAGCCTCGCCGTTCCAGGTTACCTTCACGTCGCGCCCGAGTATACCCGCCATTTCAACGACCCGCGTCCGCAGAACCGCCTCCATGTCGGCACTCATGCCACCAGGGAAACGGGCCAGGTCCGGCTCGAACTCGATGGCCACACTGCCTTTCGTGGAGAGGCTCTTCTTGATGGTAGGGGCCTCGCACACATACATGTTGTCGCGCCATGTTTGCATATACTTCTTGCCTGCACGGGCATCGACGGTCTCGACGGTGAAGCGTTTAGAGAAGATGTTGGCCAACTTGGCACCATATCCGTTCTTCCCGCCCGTGATTTTGTCGCGCTCCTCACCCTCCTCATCATAATTGTTCGAAGTCAGGAGGTGACCGAAGATGAGTTCAGGGGCCCAAATGCCAGTCGACGAGTTGACACCCACAGGGATTCCGTCGCCGTCATTGGCGACACGAATGGCGACGGAGCCGGCGGCGCTACGCGTAAATGTGATGTCGATGTGCTTCACTGGGGTCCGCTCGGCCTCCGTGATACTCCTGATATAGGCATCGCGGGCATTCACCAGCACCTCATCGAAGATCTTGTAGAGGCCCGGGTTCATTTGAACGGTGGTCCAAGTCATTTGCTGCGTGGTAGCATTATACACCCACCGACGCTCTTCGTTCGTATCCTTGCTTCCAATGTAGGAATCAGGGAGCTTGAGAATATGCTCATGCAAATTGCGCTTCTTATACTCGTCGGCGGACATTGCGATGTGGCTTGGTGTGGCTTGGTGCCCTGTCATTGACCCCCTCCCTTAGGTTCAATTTTCGACGCGGCAATAATGTATTTTCTTGCGCCTTATTAATGGCGTTTCATATAAATTTACGCACTGTAAAACGGCGGCAGCGGCAGCGCAGAAAACGCCACACCCATCGTGGGGGCAGTCCATATGCACTTTTAATGCAGAAGTTTATAGCAGGTTCTTCGCGACTTTTACCAGTAGGTGTGGCACTAGGTATTAGGATGTATAGGGATTTCAACCAGACTCGCAAACGGTCGGCAAAGAAACTTTACTAAAGTATACTTTGCTAAAGTGAAGCGGCTACCAAAGTGTCTTTGGTAGCCCCTCCCAGACCCCCAAAAGAATTCTTTATGGTGTCCACCGGCTAAAGTGTCTTTCTTTAAAGAATACCCCCCTTTTCAAACGCATTATTATGCGCCGCATTTCTAACATCTAAAGCCCCGACACCTTCAGAAAAGTAATATGAGTTACGCGGGTGGAGCAAAGTCGAATGCCAACGGCAATCTCTTTGAAATAAAGACAGTTCAAAGCAGTGCGTTTCGCACACTAATTGAGGCCCTCAAGGATATTCTCACGGAGGCCAACCTGGAGTTCGACTCGACTGGCATTAAGGTCATTGCCGTCGATGAGACACATACCAATCTCGTCCACCTGCGTCTAAATGCCGACCGGTTTGAGCATTATTACTGCCCCGTGAAGCATGTGCTCGGTGTCAACATGATTTACCTCTTCAAGCTCATCAAGACGCTCGAAAATAGCGACAATCTCACTCTCTATCTACCGGCCAAGAACCCGAATAAGCTCGGCATCATGATGCAGAACGCCGAGAAGCAGACCACGAAGAACTATTTCCTGAAACTCTTCGACACCAATGTGGAGGACATTCAGATTCCCAGTCTCAACTTCACGAGCATCATCCATATGCCTTCCAATGATTTCCAGAAGATTTGTCGTGACATGAACAGTCTCGGCGAGAAGGTCGAGATTACGTCGTCGGCCGGCGACCTGATTTTCAAGTGTCTCGGCGATTTCGCCGAGCAGGAGACAATTATTCGCGAGTCCCAGGGGTCCATGCGCGTCCAGAAGCCGAATGGGGGAGAGATTGTGCAGGGCGTCTTCCAGCTCAAGCACCTCTTCCTATTCACTAAATGCACCAACCTGTGTCCCTCCATTGAGATGTATCTGAAGAATGATGCGCCACTTATTCTCAAGTATACTGTGGCTAATCTCGGGGAGGTCAAACTCGTCCTTGCACCAATTCGCGTGAAGTGAGCTACTGCCGCTGCTGCCACCTGAAAAATAATAATTAATATGCGCACTATTAATTATTATTTATTATTATTTTTCTTATATTCTTATTTTCCATATATTTATCAATTATCCGCGCACACCCCTAACTGCAATTAGACAGTGCCGGCGTAGTTTGTCGAGTAACTGACGCCGACAGTGAAGGTTTCCGTGAAGCCACCATCTTCGCTGGTCGCCGTGATAGTCGCCGTGCCGGCCGTGCCCGCGGGGAAGACAACGCCACTGGCATCGACCCTGGCAATTGTCGTAGAACTGGAGGACCATGTGATTGTCTTGTTTGATGCATTCGCCGGGATGACCTCTGTGGAGAGTTGTATAGGGTCGAGTGAGAACTGCGTGCGGTTGCCGGCCGATGTGATGCCCGAGATATCAGTCACGGGGATGGCGATGGTTATCTGGACAGTCCGCTTAACTGGGTTTCCGTCGGCGCCAAGAGAATTAGGGTCAGTTGTCGTCGCGGTTATATTGGCAACACCGCCAGACACAGGTATGAGATTACCGCTGGCATCGATTGTGCACACTGCTGTGTTATCAGATGACCACGTGACCGTCTTGATGGTAGCCGTGGAAGGAGATACCGTTGCGGTCAGTTGCGCATCTGTAACGTTCGCGCCAATTATGAAGGTATTCTTACTGCTGTTAACAGTAATGTTAGTCAAGGGAATATAGTTTGTCACAACACGGCTTCCGCTGACATCAGGGCTGAGCGCATATGCCGCAGTGATTGTCGCAGTGCCACCATTGGACCCCCTTGTGACAACACCAGACTGAGTAACATTTGCAACAGTCGTATCACTGGACGACCACACATACTGTTTAACGGACGCATCAGATGGGTCAACCACAGGGGTCAGCGTGAGAGAAGGAGCCGTCACATTAACAGTGTATATACCAGTGCTTGAACTGAGATCCGTGATTATCTTAATGGGGCGTATCGTCTTGATCTTCTTGGCGTAGGTGGCCGAGTATGTACCGAGCGTGGTATCGACCGCAGTTGCCCTAACTGTAATCGTGTGGCCCGCCTGGAGAGCAGTGAGTATACCCGACGCATCAATGGTGGCAATGCTGCTCGACAAGGGCTGGTTCGATTGGTCGAGGAGAGACCATGTAATGGCGTTATTTGTGGCATCGGCGGGGTTTGTAGTGGCAGTGAAGCGCACAGTGCAGTTAGACGCATCATCCGCTTGGATGTTCACATAATGGTCGGTAGTTGTCGCAACAGGTAGGGCTGAGACGGCTGATATACCCCTAACTGCCTTACCACTGATGTCGAAGTAGTAGTAATCGGATACAATCGATGGCTGCACGGGGTTGGACACGCGCACGCGCACACGGCCCTCACCAGTCAGTCTAAGGAGGCCATTCTCGGGGTAACTGTCATTTAGCATCATGATTGTCGCGGTGCCACCAACCGATGCCTCAGGATCTGCCTCAACAGTCCATGTGAGATTGCGAATAATTGCAGTAGGTGGTGAGAATGCGGCTATAAGAGACATGGTTTGATTTACCGCACCCGATGTGGCGCCAGTAATAGGACCGAGTGATGTGAGTTCGTCATTTACTGATATGAATCTAATTGCGGACATTTTAGTGGGGTCGCTCACCGATGTTGCGCGGACCGCATATACGCCACCACGCGGGAACGTAATAGTGCCGGCTGTGCCAGCTGTGCCGTTTGATGCAACAAATGTGCCAGTTACACCGGTTATTGTCAGATTTACAATGGACCATGAGAGATTAGGGACGGACGCATTGGCAGGAATGACGCTGGATGACACATCAATTGAGCCACCAGAAAGCAATGTTGTAGACCCAGATACGGTCACATCATTTACACCAGTAACAGCAACACCGATGAGAATTGACCGAGTCTTCGTAATGGCAGGATTGGCTGACCGTGCAGTTAGGGTGACGGTGCCGAAGGAGACGCCAGTAACAACACCAGACGAATTGACAGTTGCCACGCCGCTGTTATCGGTGGACCATGTGATGGTCTGATTGGCAAATGCAGGGGATACTGTCGCTGTGTATGTGGAATTTCCGCCGATTGGGATGGAAGCAGCACCGCTGATATCGGTCATGCTGGTGACGGTAGCCTCAGTGATTGTTACAGACTTTGTCGCACTTATGTTGGAATTTGCGTTAGACACAGCCTTGACGACGAGGTTGCCAGTGCTGGTTGCAGTCGCAACACCCGAGCTGGTAATGGAACCGGTTGCTGATAAGGGGTTTGAATTGTCAATCGACCATGTGACCGACTTGTTGGATGCATCGGCTGGTGTGAAGACTGCGGTGAATGTCGTCGCCTGGCCAACAAATGCGGCCGCCGCGCCAGAAATGTCAATACCTGAGAGTGCAACAACACCCGTCTGGACATCGAATGAATAGCCAGCGCTGACCTTTGTAGGGTCCGCAATAGACGCCGCCGTAATTGTGACGCTGCCAGCGGCTAGACCCTTGACGAGACCGGTTGAGTTATTGGGATTGCCGCTTGCATCGACAAACTCCACAATACCACTGGGTGTGGCCGACCAGATGAGACCTGTAACAGACGCATCAACTGGCACAACTGACGCGCTGAGCTGTGTAGTGTTGCCAACAATGACTGAGGTTGCACCGGTGATGTTAGAGATCCCAGTAACAGGCTGGACAACTGTTATATTAACCTGCTTATAGAGATCGGAATTGGAGAGGTTAAGATTATCCAGAGTAGCCGCTGTGATTGTAACTGTTCCCTTAGCAACACCAACAAGATTACCCCACTCTGTGATCGTTGCAATCGCAGGATTAGAGGACGTAAACTTGACTGCACCGGTGGCCCAGTTAGATGGTATAGCAGTTGTGCGAAGAGATAGTTTTCCACCGACACTAACGGATGTTGTGTTAGGTGTAATTGTAATATTATTAATACCGATGGATGGTTCTATGACATATATTGTGTTATATGTGCTGAAACCACCATCACGTGTAACAGCATAGATACTCGTAGAACCGAGAGTGAGACATCTGACATAACCAGTGGATGATACTGTAGCAACTTCGGGACGTATAGACACATATCTGATGCGGCTTTCAGTTGCAGTAGAAGGTATAACCGATGTAGTAATCTGGAATTCCGCTCCAACAGGTGCGTAGTTGAGGTAGGGTTGACCAGCGGCAACAGTGAACTCAGTTATACCAGTAACGGGCTGTCGGACAGTGAATTTGTCCTTGATCCAGAACCCGTTGGCGAGGGTCGCCGTGACTGTGACCGTGCCAGGTGTGGAGCCAGTTGTGGCATAGCCCGAGGAGGCAGATGGGAAGGAGAGGACGGATGGATTGCTGGACGTCCAGGTGATGGCGCCGGCATAAGACGTGGGATCAAGTGTGAGTGCGAAGGTGACGTTCGAATTCACATCAATCGTCTGCTCATCGTTGCCCATGATATAGATATCACGGGCGATGGCATCATACACACCGAAGGACGAAGGCATGGATTCTGATGATTCGGAAGAATTTGTGCTGGTGCCAGAAGATGAAACATTTGTCGCCGTGCCAGTTCCTGCGCCAGTAGCGCCACTTGAACCGGTGCCCGAGCCCGTTGAAGAACTGCCGCTTGTGCCCGTGCCAGCGCCTGTTCCTGTGCTTGTCCCTGAACCGGCACCCGTGCCGCTGCTGGGGGCGGTAACCGCGAGGTTATAGAAGGCCTTGAAGTAGTAGCGACCGCCGTCGAGCACATACATGAGCACATCACATGTGCCAGCATTGAGGGCTATGATTTCACCTGTCGTGCTGTTAATTGACACAATGTAGTTGGCCGCGTTTGTAACATCGATGCCATTGCCGTTCGCGTCAAGATGCTCAGAAGTTGTCCAGGTGACCGTGAGAGGTGTGCCGTTCTTTGTGATAGTTCCTGTCGCATTTGCAGTGTCGCCGACATTGAGGGTTACTGTGGGGAGACCGGCATTAGATACAGGGGATGATGTGTCATTGACAGTGACCGCAGACACGACATATGTGTCGGCGGGTGCCGTGCCCTCCTCTATCACGAGGTTGTAGTAGACCTTGTAGACAGGGTCGTAGGGGCTAGCCTGGTAAACACCGATGATATCTACCTTACCTGGTGCAAGCGGGATGAGCGTCGTGCCTGAGATGTAGACGTTGGGCGTAGACGCCATCGTCCCATTGGTGTTTCTGTAGTAGGATGCAACGAATGTTACTGGGACTACCGCGCCATCGCGGGTCCACGGGCTGACCGTTGAAAGAGTGTAGGCATTGTTTGTGTATGCAGTGCTGCCTGTGTTATTTACACTGCCATTTGTGGTCATCACAAGACCCGAAATCTGGACGTTTGATGTGACCATGCCAGAAAGAGCGAGGCTGCCGCCTGCCTGGACAATGGCATATTGTTCAGGAGTCATAACATGCATGCGACGGAACTCCTTTTGGACAAATACACCATTTGCATTGTATGTTGCGCGCACTGAAATATACCCTGGATTAAAGGTCTGTATGAAACCACTGCTATTAATCGTGGCAACCTCAACATAAGAAGGATACATACCAGTTGGATTTATCTGCTCATAAATGGTCCATGTGGGCTGGATGTTGAGAAGGACTCCATTCTCACATATGTCAACTGTGGCCTGCGCAGTAGCACCAATCTGAACTCTAACGGTGGGTGTGAAAGAACCCATCGCAGTCTCGACCGTGCCGTTAATCTTGACAGGGCCCATCGTGAGTGAGTAGGTGGATTCTGAAGAACCAGTGCCCGCACCAGTGCCGGCTGAGGTGCCAGCCGAGGTGCCAGTGCCCGCACCAGTGCCGGCAGAAGTGCCAGTTGAAGTGCCTGTTGCTGTTCCAGTGCCTGTTCCAGAACTGGCTGCGACAATTGTGAGATTGTAGAAATACTTTTGGAAACTTACATCAGCGCCGTCATCATAAACTCCTGTTATTGTAATTCCTGTTTTAGGTTGAAGGGCTGTAAATTGATCTCCATTTATTATACCATATGATAAACCAGCTGGGCTCATTATGTATGAATATACACCCGATGCGCGAGTAGGCACACCATTTTTATATGCATTTAGGAGAAGTGTAACTGTCTGGCCGACTTCAATTGTAAGACCTGCACTTGAAGGTGTAGGTGATGTAATTCCATCAATAATTAGGTCATCTGCATATGGGTTTGTGCTAATCGAAGAACCAGTGCCAGTGCCCGCAGAAGACCCAGACCCCTCACCAGTGCCCGCAGAAGACCCAGACCCCTCACCAGTGCCCGCAGAAGACCCAGAACCCTCACCCGTGCCCGCAGAAGACCCAGACCCCTCCCCAGTGCCCGCAGAAGACCCAGACCCCTCACCAGTGCTCTCAGACCCGAGAGGCTGGACAATCTCGGGGCCAGAGAAGGGACCATAGTAGTTGAACACATACTCGGTCGCCGTCTTCTGGATGAGGCGCATTGTGATCGACGCCTCATTTGCCATCGAGAAAGAATCGCCAACAGACAGCGTGGCGAGGTTCTTGCCACTCTGCAGGAGAGTCCGCACACCAGCCGCATCCCTATAGAAGATATTCACAGTCGTGTAGGAAATCGGCACACTGAACACCATATTGCCATACGTGGTCACATTGCCCATCGCCGATAATATGCGCCTACCAGACGCCGCATACTTGCGCACCATGAGTTGGACAGTCTTCGCCGAAGCCGTCACGACCTCGTCAATATTCACCTGCATCTTCCCCACACCATCCTCGGGCGTCACACCATACACCTTAACTGGCTCCGCACTAGTTGTCGCAAGGAATGGCGAGGGTGTCTGGCCGGCCGTGAATGTCGCAGCTGCCAACATCGCATCAGGCACGAGGTTGTTTCTCCCGCGCGCCCGTGAAGAGGTCGTCGTCTCAACCTTATCAAGGGTATCAAACTCAGCACCAGACATATCATTGTCACTTGCGTCCGCAACATAGGCGATAGAATTGAACTTCACGAAATTGGGGTTAGATGTGCACGGCGCGGTCTCGCCCCAGACACAAGTGGAATCCTCGGGAATCGTCACAGTCGACGCAGTCGCACCCGCGAGGGCAGTCGCCGTGCCGGCAAAGTCCACGCCGCCCCAGAGCACCCTGTAGCGGGTCCCCTGGTAGACGTCGTGGATGTAGGCGGCGAACGGCACAGTCGCATCCGTCAACCCTAATTGGTCAAACACAGCAGGCTGCATATCATTCGCAACACCCGTGTCAAGCTTGAAGCGCATACCCGAGGCATCGTAAATGAAGTAGAACTGGCCGTTCCAGCCGAGACCAGAGCGGTAAATCTTCGTCTGGTTGCCCGTCGCCGTGTAGACTGTCACAACGAGAGGGTTGAGTGCACCAGAGAAGAGAGGCCCCGCCGAGAAGACCGCGATATTACCATCTGGTAAATAACGCATGGCCGCATAGCGCGTGTAGTAGTTGCCGCCATACACCGCCGAAAGAGTCGCAGGGGTACTACCAAACACATCCGCCGCAGTGAAACCGTGATCCGTGATCTGCGAGGGGAGCACCAGTTTCTCGAACTTCAGCGCACCAACAGGACCCGTAAAGAGCACATAGAAGTGCGAGTCCGTTGTGCGGAGGAGTTTTATAGTAGAACCAAACATAAGATTCTTTGTCTGACCAACCGTCAATGAAACGAAGTCGAGGACCAATGATATAACATTTGGTCCATTGATCAGGTCTGTCATCTTCACAACGTTATAGATGGTAGGAATCGCAAGAACAACCCTTGCGTGAGTAGACGGAGAATATGCCTCATAGTTCACACGGCTGTTTGAACCATTGAAGCGCATCATGTTGAGGCGGAACTGGAAGCCGTCATATGTATTCCCGTTCTTGTTCAAGAAAGACGCGGCCGATGCATCAATACAGATGGCATACTTGTCCGCCGAGCCGCTCACGTTGTCGTAGCCCATCACCTTAATGGGGTAATGGCTGGTCGTCTTGAGAATAGAGGGTGCGTTGTAAGGATTCGACGCAATTGCGGCCTCTGCGGTCGCCGTCGAAGTCATGGCAGATGCAGGGCAGAGCATAACAGATACCTCAGAATCCTCGTTCTTCTCCACGCTAGTCACGTTCCCAATCTTCGACTCCACGATGCCTGGCATGGGGTCCTCTGTAACCTTCATCTGTGCCGTGATTTGCGTAAGATTGCTCGACGGCGTGAAAAGAAGCGAACCGGCCGACATGACCTCACCCGCAACGCCAGAAGAGGACGTTCCGTTGAATGTGCCGACAAACTCCTTGTTCTGCGCTAGGTCCGAAATGCGGATAGAGAACGACTGATTGGCAGCGACCTTTGCCAGATTCAGCATACGCGGCTCGTGCGCACCGAACACATAGAAGCGCGCAGGGCTGATGTTGCCCGACGCATCCTCCTTATGGAGATGGAGCCAGATCTCGTTCGTCTTCACACCGTGGTGAGTGATATAATCGAACTTCTCCGCAACACCATTTGACATCGTCACAGTTACGCGGAGCACGTTAAAACCGGTCGAGAAGACCACACAGGGGTCGAGGATGCGCGCCTTGAGAATCGTCGTCTGCATGGGCGCGAGTTCATTCGTCTCAGCCGTCCAGCCACAGAGACGCTCAGCGACCTCCTCAATGGATACACTAGAGAAGGGACCGAAGTAGGTGAAGAAGCGGCGCGTATCAGTCGTCTTGAGCTGCGTGAGGGTGATGCTGTTGCCGAGCGAAATAATCTCACCATTCGTAACTGTAGTGAGATCCTTCGCGGTTGACAGTGTAGATACCACGCCTGCCATAGAAGTATACTTGATATTCACAATCTTGATGGATCTGTCAATGCTGAACACGACAGTATCGTATGTGGCCGTGTTGCCGACAACGGATGTAATCTGCTGGTTGTTTGCATCGAACTTCTTAATGGACAGCGTGGTAGTCAGTTCAGGCGCGTCATTCTTAATTGCAATACTTACCTTAGCAACTCCCGTATCACCGTTTGTAAGACCGAGAATCTGGGGGCCGTCGGCTGCCGTCGTCTTGAGGAGCGGCGTGGCCGTGTCAGGATTGGCGACCACCGTCGCCGCGGCAGGCAGGCTCGTCTTGGGAGCAACTGCCATGGCCGTGATAGCGCGCTCAACCCTCTCTAACTGCGTAACCTGTGGCATAAGCGCCGCAAGATTGGCGGACGTAGTGGCATTCTCAATCATATCATTGTAGACGGCGGCGACGTTCGGTAGGACACTGAAGAGAGTGCCGCAGATATCACCACTATCCGTGCCAATACCGGTCAGGACACTTGTGGCCGTACCGGTCCAGGCAGTGAGAAAACCGGTTCCATCGACCAAATTATTTGTGTGTGTGGCATATCCAGTGAGTTCGCTTGTGTTGGTATTTGTGAAAATATCTGTGCCGAAACCCGATATAGTATCAGTTCCATATATGATTTCACCGGTATTTGTGGTCATTCCTGTAGTGCTGCTAGTGCCATCAATAACAGACCCTGTATTATTTGTTAGAACACCAGTGCCCATATCATTGGTGTCTACATTGGTGCCGTTAGAGAAGTCGCCTGTGCCAGAAGTGACACCTGTTGCCGTGTTTGTGCCGACACCAGTGCCCGAGCCGGTTGGGGCAGGTTCAACACGGAGATTGACATAAGATGCGGAGCCAGGACCGTTCGATGCAATTATATCGACAATACCCTCGGCTACAGCGGTGATTGTGCCGGCGGCTGCATCAATGGTAACCACCGTGGAACCAGAAGGGGAGCCGGCCAGAGTCCGCACATTGACAATCTGCCATGACGTTGTGCCACCATTAACCGCTGTGTAGGTAAAGAGGATTGGTGTTGCATCACCAACATAGATTGTCCCGTTGCCCGTCTGGCCATTTATCTGGACGACCCAAGAAGGTGCAGGGCCACCCGTGCCATCACCAGCCGTCGATGAACTGGTCCCAGAGCCAGAGCCAGTGCCGGCACCAGTTCCCGCACCCGAATCCATGCTGACTAGCACGCTCTCGAGGGTGCCCATAACAAATGCGGAAGTTGCATCGGTCGCAGTGAATGTTACAGTTCCCGCCGAGATAATCGTTATAACACCCGTGGAAGAATCGACAGTTGCCACACTAGGGGCAGACGAAGACCACACAGGAGTTCCCACACGAAGACCAGAGCCAACACCAGGGTTAGGGACATTGGTATCAACCACGCTGATTGTGTAGGACTGGCCGCTGTAGAGGGTTGTAGGAGTCTGCGAGCCGTTTATTACAACATTAGAGTATGTTGCAACAATACCAGGATTACTAGAAGAACCTGAGCCAGGGGGAGGAGGGGGTGCACCACCGGTTCCAGATGAATCAGGAGGAGGGGGAGGAATATCACCGCTTGAACTGCTTTCACCAACACCAGAGCCATTGCTATCACCTGAGCCACTTCCAATTGTAATTATTTCCTCTGTCTCCGCGCCATTTATATTTAATGTTACACGTAGTGTAAGATTGCTAGAAGTAATTGTCAGCAAGCCTGTATTACTAATTGATGGTTCGGTCATGTAATTTCCACCAGTAACGTAAAGGTTCCAGATAGGTGCATTATTGTTGAAAATAGGATATATGGATGAACCATTTATTGTGTATGTAAGTTGAACATCCACACCCTCTGTTAGACCGGTTGTATTCACAGGATTTATGTCTATTAGATCATCGACAATTGTTATAGTGGCTGATGTGGCGGTTGCACCGTTTACAAAAGTTGACCCGATCACTTGACCGTTTTCATCAAGCTCTTGAGTAGATGTCTGATACACACCTGTAATAGTAAATGTTGTGCCGGCTGTAAGTGATGAAAGATTGGAAATATAGGTTATAAATCCAGGCGTACTAATACCGCTGTTCCACAGTTCAACTGATGGAGAAGAAGCAGTCCACATAATCCGGTCAGCAAAGGGGTCATTCGGTGTGACATTATCCAACTTGAACCCCACTCGGTCGAACGCAGTCCCCTTCATGATTGACACTGCACCCGAGACCGCCGTCTCAACAAAGTTCCCGTCAATCGCATAGACACCGATTGCAGGCTCCCCGAAAACCCCCTTGAACTCAGCGATTGCCTCCGTGAAATACTCGGCGCGCACATCAACATCGTTATGCATCATCCAAGAGCCACCAGCCTCCTCGCTACCGACAAGTCCAGTCGACGCGCCGAACAGAATCCCAGAGTCCTCCTGGAGGAAGCGGAGCAACTCCGCGACACCCATCTTCTCTAAAAGCGAACACACGAGGAAGTCAAAGTGCTGCACACCAATCTTCGCAAGTGCCTGGAAAAATGCGGGTAAATAGCCGGCTGCGAGTCCACGCAGTTGCATGTTGTGGACAAGGAATGGGCCCATCTTTGCCGTAAAGTGCAGGCCTGGCTCAACCGTGCCGTGCTGGGCGAATGCAATCCTCTCTACACGCTCCCCTGCCGGACATGAATCCATAATCTTCTTCAAAAGTTCGAACATACCATCATGCTCGTAGTCAACTTCCACATAAATTGACTTACCGACAGACGCGCACTCCAGCACAGCACGGTCTGCTATTCGCGAATCAACCAGTAGAATGCGTGCCATGGTTGGTTGGTTATAATTAAAGGCAACAAAAAATATGTTGTTTTTATTTTAAACACATGTGCGTTTATACACATTATGTGCATTTAAGGTGGCATATTCGTATCTGTCCAAAAATTTGATTTTTGTCGCTGCATCTTTAATTGCTGGAAGCCTCACCAACCCCTTACAAGCCATGTCAATCCCAGCCCGTTTTCACACATTGCGGTATAATACTGGTGGATATGTTGAATCACTCGACCAGTATTTTGTAAATGATGGTTTTACAGAATATATTGAAAACCCCGTCGCCGCTGACCGTGCATTGCCAGGGGATTATGTTGAATTTGATATTAAAAGCCAAACATGCACACTTGTGCGACGGACTGCTCATCCTGCGCTGGCAGGAATCTTGGATGTCTGCTCAAAGACCATTTATGGATTGACGAGTCGACATGTCCCGATTTACTTATTCTATCCGTTTGATAAATCATATCCCCCGTTTCGCGTTGGGTGTTCTACGAAGGACCGTGTGCGTAATAAGGTCGCAGTTATCCGCTTTGATGACTGGCCGAAGGGGGACACATTTCCTCGCGGGAATCTCGAACGAATTATCGGAGATGCGGGTGAGCTAGATGCGGAACTTGCTGGGCTTGCACATTACGCCAATCCGTATTGGCGGCCTGCTCCGCCTGCTGCTGCGCCTGCTGCTCCGCCTGCTGCTGCTGCGCCGACCCCAGAACCTCTAACTGCAGTTAGAAATGTGCTCGGGTCCGATTGGTGGACCATCAATATTGACCCCGTCGGTTGCAAAGACATCGATGATACGCTGTCTTTCAGAGCGGTCCCAGACAATGACCGAACCTGGGAAATTATCATTGGAATCGCCGACGTTGCCGCGGCAGTTCCGCCAGGCTCGCCCACTGATAAGACCGCCGAACTCTACGCCGAGACTGTCTATTCACCTGCCGGCGAGGCGGTGAAACCAATGCTCCCAACGACCCTCAGTGAAGACACCTGTTCCCTGCGCACCGATACCGAACGACCCATTGTTGGACTCCGTCTAGTCTGGGATGGCGAACAGATTTGCGGCGACCCCACATTCGGGCTCTATACAATCACAAATAATGCAACATATACATATGAAAATGTCGCTGCCGCCACCTTGCCTTGCACTGCCGGCATAACCCTCGCATCCATCCTCACACCCCTAACTGCATATATTGAGAAGGATGCTGCCGATGCAACAGATTCGCATAAATGGGTCGAGGCCTGCATGAAATTATACAACCTGCGCGCGGCATTCTTGCTGTGGTCGCACGACAGCGGTCTTCTTCGTGTAAATGACAGCACCGATTATAATTCCCGTGAGCGCATGAAATCCCATAATTATACGCCGAATTACGACATGGCCTCACCCGCCTATTATGTGCCAGCCAAGCCCGGTAATCGCGACAGTTCACACTGGTCCATTTGCAAAGGCGGTCCTGTGTTATACTGTCATGCGACCTCCCCTATTCGTCGCTACGCTGACCTGGTCAATCAGCGCGCCCTGAAAGCAATTATCGAGGCCGACGCCGCACGGGTCCCCGGAAAAATCAAGGCGACCACGGAAAGAACACAGGCGGAACATCTGAATAAACGGCAACGCTCCATTCGCCGTGCCAATAAGCGCGCGGCTCTCGTAACCACCCTAATTGCCGGCCCTGCAGTTGTCGAAGGCACCGCCATTGAGTATATGTATGGAAAAACCAGCATTTGGATTCCCGCCTGGCGCACATTTGTCCGCTACAACGGCGAACTTCCCGTCGGCGAGACAGCCCGCTTCCGATTCTTCGTCGACCTGAATAAGCCGTCCTGGAGCGACCGAATCGTCATTGAAAAAGTCGCCGAGGCCTAATAGATATGGCTGATACTACGACCGACCCAATACCAGATGAAACGCCCGCCGCTGTGCCCGTCGACCAGGTGAATTTCATACAGAGTATATTAAATTTTTTCCGCAGTGTTCTCAATGTTTTCAATTATATTATTGAACAAGTCGGCCTCAAATTCGACATTGACCACTTCCAGTTTGCCTTCATATTAGTTCTTCTAGGGGCGTTTTTCATGGTCCTACCGGTGTTCAGCGATGCCGAATGGCGCACACGTGTCCGTCGGCTGACTCCTCAAAGCCGCAAATAGAGTGAATCGGGCACCACAATGTCGCGCACAAGTGCGCCCCCGACAGCATGTAGCCGTTCCAGCATTTCCACATCATTTCGCAGCGTCGCCAGTGCAATCATCTCCTCAACTAGATTCGAGAGTTTCAGAATCCCCCGAATGAAGTTGCCTTCATACAGCCCGAAGTCCGCACATATGGTCGTCGCCGCCTCGCCGACCAGCCACCGTTCAGCCACTTCGACCCACATAGGAGCTAAACACCAATAGCCGGCAGGCGAAAGCAGACCGGCCGCGCTCTCGGCCAGTCGCCACTCTTCAGCGGCTCTATCCAGTGCCTCACACGCCCACCTAACTGCATTGTTAACATGAATATCGGCAATAGTGGGGTCCTCCTCGCGGCGCTCCCCGTCGGCCATGAAGAGGGCGAGCACGCTCACCACATTGACACCAGAGAGCCCCCTGAACACACCGCGGTCATATGCCTCCACCATCAGCAGCGGATGCCCCTCATTCACTTCGGTTGCGGCCTCGCCGCGCGCCGTCAAGCGGACAGTATCGGCCTCCTGGACAATGTAGCCACGCCCCTCCAGGAAGGCCAGACGGCGCCCGAGAAGTGTGGCCGGGTCCGCCCGCACAACAGCCATCTCCTCTAATTGCCGTTCCAGGGCGGTCCGTGCGCCGACCAGTTTGTTATACTCCGTCATGGCCGCAAACGCCTTTTCCCAAGCCGGCCCCACGTGCTTGTTTTTCCAGTGGTCGAGGGCACGCTGGGCCTCCTTGCGTGCCGCATTTACGGTCGCCTTCACGTGCCCTTCCAGGTCCACCCGCACGGCCAACTCCGCAATTTGTGCTGCAGTTAGGGGGAGTGCGTCGATTTTGGCCTGGACTGCTAAGCATTCGGTCTCGACCTGCACCTCAATGCGTCGCTGCTGCTGATACCAGTAGGACCGCTCCAGAATATCGCGCCACCGCGTGGTGCCTCCGTGGAATGCTTTGAGGATGAATTCGTAGCCGAATTCCATGCGACTGTTCACTTGGGGCATACCGCTCTTCATCATGCGGCGCATTTCTTCGACGGCGATGGGTTCACGGGCGGGCAAGTAGAGGACTGTGAACCCATCGCCGTCGAAGAAATGCGCCGCATGAT